AAGGCAAGGGTCGAGGAGCGTTGCCACTCGGCGGCACCAACACCGTGCAGGGCAAGGGCGGCGGCGGTGGCAAGAAAGGCGGCGGCAAGAAAGGCAACCAGGACTTCACGGTCGACGTCGCCTTTGCCATGTGCCAAGGGCCGATCACGTTCAACTCCGCGAACCTCGTCTTTGCCAATGCCCAGGTCGAGGCGTTCAGTGCGACCGGGCTGCATTTTAATGGCGGCGGCGACGGCCAAGCTGGCGACCCGACATTCAACGGCATCGGCTCGGGCATCAATTACTCGGGGACATGCTGGATCACCGGCACGCCGATGGATCTCGGCACGAGTCCGACGATCCCCAACCTCGGCTTTGAGCTCAACGGCCTCCTCTACAACACTGGCGGACCGAACTTCCCGGTCGACGCCAACCCCGGTAACGTGATCACCGATTTTTTGACCAACGCGCGCTATGGCTGTGGCTTTCCGGCGGCCAATCTCGACGACCTGATCACCCCCGGCAACTCGGTCCACAATTACTGCGCGGTGTTTGGTCTGTTGATCTCGGTGTCGTTGGAGGGCCAGCAGCGCGCCGCGCAATGGCTCGACGGTCTGTGCCGCTTGCTCAACGTGGTGCCGGTGTGTTCCGGCAGCCTGCTCAAATTCATTCCGCGCGGCGACCTGGAATTTTCGGACAACGATTCGATCTACCTCCCCAACCTGACGCCGGTCTATGCGCTGACCGACGAGGACTTCCTGCCGTGGCACCCGCATCAGGATGGTGCCGACCCGGAGGTCGGGCAGGATGATCCGATCATCGTCACCCGCACCAACCCGGCCGATGCGTTCAACTGGTTCACGATCGAGTACCTCGACCGCGCCAACTTCTACAATCCGACCCCGCTGATCGTCTATGACCAGGCGGCGATCGACGCCTATGGGCTGCGCATCGGCGACAGCCTGCCCGGCAAATGCTTTGCCAATGCCCACTCGGCGCAGGTCTCGGCGCAGCTGGTCTTGCAGCGCGCGCAATATATCCGCGACCTCTACAAGTTTCAGATCGGCTGGAACAAGGCGCTGCTCGAGGTCATGGATATCGTGCTGCTGACCGGCAGTGCCGGCGATGCCTACCTGGTCAACGAGGCGGTGCGCGTCCTGCAGATCGAGGAGAACGACAACGGTGATCTGACGGTCGAGGCCGAGCCGGTGATGGTGGGCGCCGGCAGTGCGTCGGTGGCGACCTCGGGCGGCGGCGGCGGCGGTGGCGGTGGCGGACTGCCGCCAGCGGCGTTTCATGTTGTTAATGGTGATTGGGGCGGCTGGGGAATTGGCGCTCCCCAGGCCGCGGCAATCTACCCTTTCACTTACACCGGCATCGGCTTCGGCATTGCTCCCTGGACTGTTTCGACGACCTACCCGTCGGTGGTCATCGTCTTCATTGCTTATGGCCAATACGACAACGACGGTGTGCCCTACCCCGGGTACGACGAGGATCCCACGATCATCTCGGTCGCCGGCACGAACGGTCTGACCTATCAGCGCCGCTTTGCGACGATCATGTACCCGGAATACACTGATCACTGCTGCAACTCTCGGCTGTTCCTCGAAATGTGGTGGGCGCCGGCACCCACGGCATTGACCGACGAGCTCGTGACCTGCACGTTCAGCAGCTACACGATCCTCTCGACGATCAATGTTGCCGCCTGTGAGGGGTTCAGCGCCGCCGGTGTGGCGAACCCGTGGGACAGCAATGCGACGATCACCGGCTCGGATTGGAACACCGACCCGGCGGGTCCTGTGGTAGCCGATCACATGTACACCGGTCATTCCTATGGTGTGCTGCTGCAAGCCGGCGTGCTCTATCCGATGAAGAATTTCCCACCCATGGTGGGCTACGACTACAGCGGCATTGGTCTCAACGTTGCGCCGTTTGCCGATCCCGGGGGTGGCGGGTTGATAGGGAGTGCGCCGCAATCTTTCGCGTTCGCTTCCGGCCTCAAAGAGGAGGGCTTGCCCGCCGGTGCAATGATGTTCCAGGCCTGCGGCGTGATCTACAACACAAAACTGATCAACAATGCCGCCGGCGATCTCAGTCTCGGTCTGGGCTCACTCTACACCTTTTTCAGCGGGCCGGGTGTGTGGCCGGAATGGACGCTGCTCGCCGACGCCATCTGGTATCACTAAGGCGGTAGGACATGGCGCTGCCACCGGTTTTCCCCAGCGGTGTCGCGACCGCGTTCCTTTATCCGCGGCAGACCACCAGCACCGGCACGGGCATCGGGTCGCAAACCCAAGCCGATCCCGGCAACACCAACCCGCCGATCATCTTTGAGCCGCCAAGCGCGCTGTCGGGCGGCGATTTGGAAGTGTGGATCATCGCCACCGGCATGAACGCCAACTGGGGTGGCTGCCAGGTCTGGGCCAGCGTCGACAACACCGGCTATGCGCGGATCGGCACGATCCTCCTCGGCGGCATCCAGGGTCTTTTGACCGCGACTTTCCCGTATCATGCGGACCCCGACAGCACCAACGCGCTGAAAGTCGATCTGACGCTGAGCAACGGCACTTTGGTCGCCGGCACCACGACCGACGCCGATGACTTCCTGACGCTGTGCTATTGCGACGGCGAGCTGATCGCCTACAGCGCGGCGACCCTGACCAGTTCTTTCCACTACACCCTCGACACTTACATCCGCCGCGGATGCTATGGCTCGACGATCGGCGGTCACCTCGCCGGCAAGCAATTCGGCCGCATCCTCGGCTCGACCTTTGTGCAGAAGTATCCGAGTAACCTGATCGGCAAGACGCTGTATTTCAAATTTCCCGCGTTCAATACCTACGGCGCGTCGTTGCAAGACCTCTCCACCTGCGTGGCTTACCAATTTACGCTGACCGGCAGCAGCGCCGCGAACACGCTCAATTGGTATCAGTCGTTCTCGGTCGGCAGCACCTTTCGCGACATGGTGCTCGATCCGTGGGACAGCAATTACGAGGTCTTTGATGTCGAGGCGCCGCAGCCGCTGAGTTTTCCCGCCAATTTTGCCGGCAGCCCGACGCCGGGGTGTGAGGTGGCGCCGGCCGGCGATGTCACCCTGACGTTCCAGAGGATCCACGGCACGACGCGGCTGACCGAGGGCACAATGACGATAGCAGCCAGTGCGACGACCGGCAGCTATTCGTCAGGCGCCTTCACGTTGCCGACCGGTGACCGGCTGCGTTGCTACGCGCCATTTGCGGTCGACACGACCATGGCCGGCGTCTTTGGGACAATCGTCGGCAAACAGGGCGGCAGCGGTGCCCGGTTCCCTATTCTGGAATTGGAGTCGGTAGGCTTTGGCACCGCGCCGGTGATCATTGCCGACACGGAAACCTCTGCCAATGCGATCGTCAACATTCTGGCGACGTACAGCGACGGCTCGACTTTTACCAATGCCGGCGGCAACCAGATAAACTGGGACGGTGCTAGCGCGGCGGCGGTCGGCGGCTTTTTAGACCCGACCTATTACAACAGCGGTCCTTTCGTCACGCTGTGGAGCGTCGATACCATCAGCGCCGTCCCCAATCAGTCGGCAGCGACAACGTACAATCTCAACCTTGTCGCGACCAGCGGCACCGCGGGCGACGCGAGCTCGACGACCCCGATTACGATCGAGCTCATCCCGGCGATCAGCTTTAGCCCGGCATCGCTGTCGTTTGGTTCGCAGACCGTTGGCACTTCGAGTGCGTCGCAGTCGATCATCGCGACCAATGTAGGCAACGTGACGATGCCGATCACGATCAGCCTGGCCGGCACCAATCCCGGCGATTACTCGCAGACCAACACCTCGGGCGGGTCGCTTGCACCAAGCGCCTCGTGCACGATCCACGTGACCTTTACGCCGACCGCGACCGGGTCGCGACCCGCCACGGTCAAGATCACCGACACCGGCAACGGCTACATCTATCAGGCCGCGCTCTCTGGCACCGGCACCTGATTGTCGCTTGGGAGGGACCGCGATGGCTGTGATCTTCCTCGAAGGCTTTGACAAATATGGCGCCGTCGGCAGCGTCGCCGCCAATGTCGAAGCCAATCTCACCGCTGAATGGACCACCGCAACCAACACGATCACGACCGTCGCCGGATTGAGCTCGACCGGGTCTGCGGTGTTGCTGGGCAGCTCTGGGACTTTGACCAAGACGCTCGCCAGCAATTACTCGCGACTGATCGGCGGCCTGCGCTTTTCGGATACATTGGTTGCGCAAGCGGTGCTGATGCAGTTTCGCGACGGTAGCACCGCGCAGTGCTCGATCACGCTGGAAACGACCGGTGTCATCGAACTGCGCACCGGCGGTAGTGCCGGCACGGCGTTGGCGACGGGGGGCTCGGTCTCGGCCAACTCGACGCACTTCCTCGAATGGGACATCACCTTCGGCAGCTCGTCCTCGTATCAGGTCTGGCTCGACGGCGTGTCGCTGTTCAGTGGAACCGGCAACACCCGAGGCGGCACGTCGAACAACTACGCCAATGCCATCGCGTTGGTTAACGGCGCCGGCAGCTGTACGATCGATGATCTATACCTGTTTGACTCAACCGGGGGCACCAACAACGCGGTGCTGAACACCAGTCCGCGGATCGAGACGCAGTTTCCGACCAGCGACGCGTCGGTGCAGTTTTCCTTTGGTGCGGCGATCCTTGGTTCGGCCTATCAGAGCACCAGCAGCGTCGTCGCCATCGGCGCCGGCTCTTTTGTCTTGCGTAGCTATACGACCGCGGTCGGCTGTGTCCTCAATTCGGTGTCGATAGTTCCGAGCACGACCAATGGCGCCGCCAAATTCAAGTCATGCGCCTATGCGGACAGTTCCGGTGTGCCCGGTTCCTTGCTCGCCACCGGCACCGAGGTCGTCGGCTGTACGAGCGGCACTACGCTGACCAGCAGCTTTTCGAGCCCGCCGAGCTTGTCGGCGAGCACCAAATACTGGATCGGCTTCATCAACGATAGCGCCATCAATGCGCAAGAGAGCGACACCCACAATTTCGGGTGCGGCAAGTCCAACACCTATGCCTCGGGGCCGCCAAACCCAGCCGGCACGATGACCTTCAACCAGGGGTCCTATCTGATTTGGGGCAACGTCAGCAGCACCGGGGTCAATTGGTACGAGGTCGATGTCAACCCGCCGCCCGGCGACCTCTCCTATGTCTCGGACAGCACGTCCGGGCACGAGGACCTCTATTCGTTCCCGGCGCTGACGGTGACACCGCAAACCATCTACACGGTGGGGGTCAAAGGCTACATCAAGAAATCCGACAGCGGCGCCCGCACGGTCAGCCTCGTGATGAGCTCAAGCGGCAGCAGCGGCACCGGCAGCAACAGCGGTGTGACACCCGCCACCAGCTATGGCTGGATCGACTCCTACTTTGACACCGATCCCCACACCAGCTCGGCGTGGGGCCAAACCGGCCTCAACAGCGCGACATCAGGCGTCGAAGTCGCCTCATAAGGAGCGGCAATGGCGACGAACGCGGATGTTGGCGGCGTCGTCCGCGAGGTCCTGGTCGAGGACACGACTGATAAAGTCATTGTCGGCGGCGTCGTCCGCGAGGTCCTGGTCGAGGACACGACTGATAAAGTCATTGTCGGCGGCATCGTTCGCGAAGTCCTGGTGGTGGACGTGCCGGACCGCTTTGTGCTGGTGCCACGCTGGGCGCGCCGCATGCCGTGGCTCGAAGAACCGGAAAACGACCCGGATTTTGAAGCCTTGGCACTGATGCGCCACCGACGCAGCGTCGCCATCGGGCCGGCGCAAAAACACCTGCGCCCGTACCTGCAGATCAATAGCTGAACTCGCTGAAACTCGCTGAAGCAGCCGGGCGGCCTTGGGCCGCCCTTTTCTTTTCAAGGGGCCCGCAATGAGTCTGTTTTACATCACTGAATACGAGAACGTCGTGTTCGACGCGCGCGGCGAGTCGGTATTGGCGCCGGAGGAGCCGGCACTGGTCGACCAAACGCCAATCGATTTCTCCGATGGCCTGGCGCATCCGAGTGCCGTGTTCAATAGCAAGACGCGCTACGTGATGATCCACACCGACGCGATCTGCTCCTACACCGTCGGCTACAGCCCGCAAGCCACGGTTCTCAATCGTCGGATGGCAACCAGCGAGACCCGGTTCTTTGGGTTGAAGGCAGGCGGCGGGCTCAGCCTCTCCGTCATCAGGAACGCGTAGGAGAGCCACGATGATTGGATCACGTGGCGTGACGCCGCCGGATGTCGTCGCCGGGCTTGGGGTCCTCGCCGATCTCTTAAAGAACATCGACCCGACTTTGCTCGGGCGCCTCGAGGAACTGAAGGCCGAGGAATACCGGGTCGCGACCAACGGGCAAGCGCTGGCCTCGGCCGAGGCCGAGCACCGCGAGCGCACTCGGATCCTCGAGCAGCGCAAAGGCGAGCTCGATCAGCGTGAGGCCGGCCTCGTCGAGCGCGAGCAGGCCTGCGCGGCGAGTGCGGCCGAGACCGCACGCCGGCAGGCGAGCTTTAACGACCAGGCGCGAGAACTGCGGGAGCGCGAAGCCGCCTTGGCCGCTGAGCGCGAGAAGCTGGCGCAGAGCGCGCGCGAGTTTACCGAGGGTTGCAGCGCTAAGCGTACCGAGCTCGCCGGCGAAAAACAGGCGGCCAAGGACGAGATCGCGCGCCAGCGGCAACAGGCGGCGACTGCGGCACAGGAAGACGAGGCGACCCACGCCGCCAACATCCGGCGCATGCACGAGGTCGCCGAGGGCGAGATCGCCCGCCAGCAGCGCGAGCTGGTGCAGCGCGAGGCGCAGCTTGGCGAGCGCGAGCGCGCGATCAACGAGCGCGCCGCCCAGCTGCGCGCGGTGCTCGGCGCCTGACCTTTCCCTTTGATGGAGTAACCCGGTGACTATCGAGAAAGAATTCTTCGTCCTGCTGGTTCATGGCGAGGGCGACCGCGATCACGTCAATCATCTGGCGCGCCACCGCAGAAACTTCGAGCTGTCGAATTTCGCGCGCCTCAATCCTGGCCAGCCTTTGCCGGCACGTCTGACCGCAGAGCCTGACGAGCAGCCCGATGTGACGGTGCTGTTGCAGGACCCGGATCTACCCAGCGGGCGACCGACCGAATGGACGGTGCGCACTTGGGACGAGATCGAGGCCTGGAAGGCGCTCATCGGCTGGGATCCCGAAAAACGGCATTGGCGGCACGGCGCCAAGGTCAAGCTGGCAATCGCCTAACTCCGGAGCTTTTCGATGTCTTCAGCACGTACTTACACGGTCAATTTTCGCGCCGTCTCGGTTTCGGCGGTGCAGGATTTGTGCTGCGCCTATGCCGGCGCCAGCATGGCTATCGAGGTGGTCTCGATCACATTGGGGCAGATCACGCAGACCTCGGTTGAGGAATGCGCGATCTCGATCAAGCGTCTGCCGGCGACGGTGTCGACCGGCTCGGGCGGCTCGGCGATGACGCCGACACCCGATGTCGACACCGACGCGGCGGCGACCTTCACCGCGCGGATCAACGACACGACCGCGGCGACCACCAGCGGCACCGCGATCTATCCGCATGTCGACGTGTGGAACCAGGTCAACGGCTACCAGTGGATCTTCCCGGAGCGCGCGCGCCCGAGCTGCAAGCCTTCCGAGGCACTGTCGTTTTCCCTCGACGGTGCACCAGCAGCCGCGCGCACCTGCAGCGGCTCAATGAAGATTCGCGAACTCTATTAAAACGCGATGACGACGGTCACCGTCTACCGCTCGAGCGACGCCAGCGCCCCGTCCCTGACGGGGCAAGCTGGCGGGCTGATCACCGTGCTCGACGCTTGCCTGGTCAATGGCTACGGCTCGCAGGCCAACGCGGGCTGGACCAAGAGCTTCTCGGGCACCAACAAGGCGGCCTACCGCAACAGCGCCACCGACGGCACCGGCTTCTATCTGCACATCGACGACACCGGCACCAACAACACGGCCAAAGAAGCCTTGATGACCGGCTTCGAGACGATGAGCGGTATCGACACCGGCACCGGGCAGTTTCCGACCGCCGCACAGGTCAACCTCTTTGCCGGCAGTGTCACTGGCGGCGTGGTCTGCCGCAAGTCGACGACCGCCGACTCGACCGTGCGCAACTGGACCTTGGTCGCCGATGACACTGTCTTTTACTTCTTTGCCGAGACCGGCGATGTCACCAACCCGGTTGCCGCTTACTCGTTCTCATTCGGCGACATCTTTTCCTACAAATCGAGCGATGCCTATCGCTGTCATATCAACGGCCGCGCACAGGCCAATAACTCCAACACGACGAACGATGTTTGGGGCACATTGGTCAACCCGAATAGCGGCACCTCGCTCGCCACCCAGCAGGCCGGCCATTACATGCCGCGGACCTGGACGGCCGTCGGTGGCTCGATCCAGGTCGGCAAGCACAGCGATGCCTTCAAATTGGGGGTCGGGACCAACAACAGTTCCTATGGCTACGGCGCGGCCGTGACCTACCTCCCTTATCCCAACGGCCCCGATGGCGGGCTTTATCTCGCCCCGGTGTGGATCCACCACACCAATGCGGTGCGCGGCTACTTCAAAGGCCTCTGGTGCCCGTGCCACTACCTGCCGCTCAACCACAACGACACCTATTCCGGCACCGGCAATCTCGCTGGCAAGAGCTTTGTCGTGCAAAACATCATCAGTAGCTCCCCGGGCAGCAACCTTGTCGTTGGCGGGCAAGTCCACATCGAGACCTCGTCGACCTGGTCATGAGCCTGGGCGCGACGAACTTTGACAGCGGCTATAAGTCGGCAAACATCCAGCTCTTGAACGCCGGCCCGTTGCTGGCGGTTTCCAATGTCACGTCGGGGCAGGCCGTCACGACGCGCAAGATCCCAGCCCAAAAAGTCTATTGGGAGATCGTGCCGGCAACGCTGGTGGTTTATCCGGTTGTCGGCTTTGACGGCACTGCCGGCAACCAGGCGACACTCAAGACCGCCTCGGCCGATTTCTCATTCACCGTGCCGAGCGGTTTCTCGGCGTGGGACTCGAGCGCCGGGACGTTTTCGACCACCAACGTCGGCGCCGGCGTCACGCTGAGCAATGGCAACAAGACTGCGGCCGCTGCTGCAGCCGGTGGCGTCGCCTACGGCTCGACCGGGCATTCCTCGGGCAAATGGTATTTCGAGATCAATGTCGACGCCCGCACCACGGCGAGCTACCACAACATGGAGATCGGGATCGGCACACCGCCGCTGACCTCGACCGACATGACCCATTCCGGCGCGAATTGCTTTGCGGAGCAGGAAGACGGGGCGATTGCCTACAACTCGGGTGTCGCGTCCAGCACCAGCAATATTGGCGTGTGGGCTGTCAACGACCGGGTCTGCGTCGCGGTCGATCTCACCGCTGGCAATTGGTGGATACGACGCAATGGCGGCAACTGGAATGGCAGCGGCACCGCCAACCCGGCGACCCCGCTGGGCCAATCGAGTGCGGCCGGCATCGTCCCGGCAACGACGATCGCCGATGCCATCGGCTTTGCCAATGTCTCGCTGAGCACCTCGAGCGGCACCTTGCTCGGTGCCGACGCCAACGCGGTGGGCTATCGCGGGTCGACCGGGGTGGTGGCGCTGAACGGCTCGACGCTCTCGACCATCCAGACGCACACCTTGGGCGATGTGGTGCAGGTCGCCGCCGACCTCGGCATGCAACTGGTGTGGTTCAACGTCAACAATGGCAACTGGAACAACAACGCCGCGAATAGCCCCGCGTCGGGGACCGGCGGGATCTCTTTCTCAACCATGACCTGGGGCGAGCTGTTGCCTGCCGTCGGCCTATCAATCGGCGTGCAGGCGACGGGCAGGTTCACATCGGGCAGCCAATCATTCGCTGCACCAAGCGGCTTTTCGGCATTGGATAGTGCCACAGTAACGACCACTCCCGCCGAGCTGTGCTCGGCGTCGCCAACTCATGACGGGCCGGCGCGGCAGGACCCGGTGACGACCACGGCGCAACGCGATCCGTGGGCGACCGCTGCCGGCGCGTGGTACGGGATCAGCAACAACACGCCGAACACCGCGGTCAAGATCTGGTCGTCAGCGGCGACGGCAACCCACGTCTCGGGCTTTGTCTACGAGAACGGCGTGGGCGTCAAAAAGACCGTGCGGCTCTACGACCACACCGACGGCACCTTTCTCGGTGAGACGACCAGTGCCGCCGATGGCTCCTACTCGATCCCCGCACTCGGCCGCACCAACGTGCTGGCGGTCGCGTTCGACCCGACGACCTTCAATGCCATCTGCTGGGACCAGGTAACGCCGGTCTAACTCCCCTTTCGACCATACCAGCGGCAGGAGTAGTGCCATGGCCGTCTGGCATACCCGCGACAATTCGACGGTCGCGACCGACATCTTGGCTTTGACCCTCGGCAATATTGGCTGGTCGGCGATGACCGGCTGGGCGTCCGGTGTGTCGACCCCGCCCGGCACCTTGATCCGGCAAAGCGCGGGCAACGCGCAGTTTACCGCCAGTCAATCGACAACGACGCTCACCGTGACCGCCGTCACGTCGGGCACGATCTACGTCGGGATGCACCTCAACCCGCCGAGCGGCGCCAACGAAACGATCACCGCACTGGGCACCGGGACCGGCGGCGCCGGCACCTATACGGTCGGCACTTCGCAGACCATCAGCAGCGGCACGTTCAACGGCGGTTTGCTGGCCGGCAACGAGCGCGCCTTCGCGGCCATCCAGTCGGCCACGCACAACACCGGCTCGACCGAACCCAACTGGACGCTGACCGCGGGTGCGAAGACCACCGACGGCTCGGTCACCTGGATCGAGGTTACCGGGCAAGCGGGTGTAAACGGTAACCTCGGCGACTGCCCGAACTGGACGTCGGTCAAGAACACCAGCCCCGGCCAGGGCACGCTCATCCAGAACAACGCCGGCTCGATCCTGCTGATCCAGACCTCGGCGGGCGGCACGACCGGCAACGGCGCGGAGCCGTCGTGGAACACGGCGGCGGGGGCGACGACGACCGACAACACGGTCACCTGGACCTCGCTCGGGGCGGTCGGCAATTTTGGCGCCTGGGCAGCACCCCATGCGCGGATGGTAACTGCGTTCACCGCCGGTTGGGGTGTGGCCGGTGACATCTTCTATGCCGGCGACGATCATGCTGAACTCAAGCAAGCCACCAGCACCAACTCACCGCCCGGCTCCGCCGCGTCGCCCAACTTCATCTACTCGATAGACCACACCGCGGCGCTGCCGCCGGGCTCCGCCAACCTGAAGGCTGGCGCCTCTATAGCGACGCAGGGCAGCAACACGGTCTCGGTCAACCAGAGCGGCAATTCCTACTGGTATGGCTTCACCTTCAGCGCCGGCTCGGGCAGCAGCAGCACCTGCCCCGTGACGATCGGAGCGTCGGGGACCTGGGTCAAGCTCGACTCCTGCAATCTCAAGCTCAACACCACCGGCACGTCCAACGTAAACATCCAGGTGGGGGGCACCAACCTCGTGGAGCTGGTCAACACGACCATGACCTTTGGTGCGGCGGGCCAGCTCTTCTTCCCCGAGTCCAGCGGCCGGCTGATCTGGCGCAACACCCCGAACGCGATCCGCGGGACGGCGCCGACGCAGTTGGTAGCGAGCAGCGTGACGAGCGCGGGCCTGTTCATCTGCGAGGGCGTCGACCTGAGCGCCGTCACGGGGACGCTGATCGGCAACGCGGGCGGCCTCAACGTCTCTCTGGTCGACTGCAAGATCGCGGGCGGCGTGACGATCCAGGCGACCCAAACCATCATCTCCGCCTCGTGGACCGACGTCATCCGCTGCGATAGCGGTGCCACCAATTACCATCAGCGCCGCTACTGGTATCAGGGGACACTGCAGGAAGAGACGACGATCGTGCGCACCGGCGGCGCCAGCGATGGCACGACGCCGATCAGTTGGAAGATCGTCACCACCGCGAATTCAAGATGGCTCTTGCCGTTCGAAGCCTTCCCGATGTCGATCTGGAACAGCCGCACCAATGCCAGTCTGACGGTCACCGTCTATGGCATCTGGGGCGGCGGTGCGGTGCCCAACAATGACGACATCTGGTTCGAGGTCGAGTACCTCGGCTCGACCGCCTCGCCGCTGGCGTCATTCGTCAACAACACCAAGAGCAACAATCTCGCGACCGGCGCGGCGCTGTCTTCGGACAGCAGCACCTGGGGCGGCAGCACAACCGCCTTCAAGATGGCGGTGACGTTCACACCGCAGATCGCCGGCTATCTGCGCGTCTATGTCAAAGCGGCCAAGGTGTCGTCGACTTTTTATATCGACCCACTGCCCGTGCTGAGCTGATCGGGGCGATAGGCGATGGCTTATTCGCCGCAATGGTCGGTCCTCTTCGAGGAGTCCGACGAGGAATTCTTCCCGGTCAGACGCCGCTTTGCCCGGGTTCCTCCGGCGCTTGCTCCGTTCACCCGCGCGTCGCCCGGCAAGTATCTGGTGCCGCCAGGTAACGACGTCTGGTTCAACTTCGCCGGCACGGCCTACACGGCACCCGCCGGCAACAAGACCAATTTCAATTTTGACACGGCGCGGCAAGCGCTCACGGTCGGCTTTCTGTCGCCGAACTTTGTCGTCGAGACGGCGCCGCGCTCGGCGATCCTGCCGGGCACGTATGTCGTCGAAGAGACGATCCCGCCACCGACACCCGCACCGCTGCCGCCACCGCCGGCCCTCCAAAAGCCGTGGCACCACATGGCGCGGTTCGAGGAGGAGGAACCCGAGTGGCGGCCGCCGCGGCTCGGCTTTGTCGTTCAGCCGCCGGGCAAGCACAAAAAGCATCACGTCGTCGTCCTGATGGACGAGGAGCGCGCGCGCTACGAAGAGGACGAGATCCTCGTCGTCTACGCTCAGCGCAAATTCGCGCCGCGAGCGCTGGCGGTCCCGCACATCAAGCCCTACCACCATGTCGCGCGGATCGAGGAGCCGGACCCCGATTGGGCGCCACTGGTCCGGGGTGCCGCGCAGGGCCCCCAGCCGACGCCGCCGCGGCAGAGACCGTGGCACCACTTCCTATGGCTCGAGGACCTCGAGCCTGACCCGGTTCCTGCCCGGCGCCAGGCGGCGATCGCACCGCTGGCCGCACCGCCGCGCTACCGGCCGTGGTGGCACAGCATCCTGCACGAGGAGACCGAGCTCGCCGAGGCCTTCCCGGTGCGCCTGTTCACCCCGGCACCGGCGCTGCCGCCGGCCGCCTCGGCAGCGGCAGCAGCACTGCACCGCTTCCTCGAAGAACCCGACGAGGCCCAGGCCTTTCCGGTGCGGCCTTCGGCGCCGCCCGTGGTGGCGGTGCAGATCACGCCGTGGTGGCGCATCGCCTGGCGCGAAGAGGCCGACGAGGCCGAGACCTTCCCGGTGCGGCCTTCGGCGCCGCCCGTGGTGGTGGTGCAGATCACGCCGTGGTGGCGCATCGCCTGGCGCGAAGAGGCCGACGAGGCCGAGACCTTCCCGGTGCGCCTCTTTACGCCGGCACCGGCGTTGCCGCCGGTCGCCTCGGCAGCGGCAGCAGCACTCCACCGCTTCCTCGAAGAACCCGACGAGGCCCAGGCCTTTCCTGTGCGGCCTTCGGCGCCGCCCGTGGTGGCGGTGCAGATCACGCCGTGGTGGCGCATCGCCTGGCGCGAAGAGGCCGACGAGGCCGAGACCTGGCTGCCGCACCCGGCCGGCTCGTTTGTCGGGGTGACACCGCCGCCACCGGCGGCGCGCATCCACGACACGCTGTTCATCGCCAATCTCGGCCGCTTCATGAACCGGTGAGGCGCAATGGACGAAAACCCCTGTGGCAGCTGCCACGCCTGCTGCGACCGCCTCGAGGTCGCCGATCTCGAGCCGCCAAAGCCGTTTCTGGTGCGCTGCCCGCATGTCCAGGTCGGCTGCGGCTGCGAGATTTACCCAAACCGACCCGAGAGCTGCCGCGTCTTTGCCTGCACCTGGCTGACCAGCCAGAGCGGCCGAGGGCCGAACGGCGAGGCCTGGGACCGGATGGCGCCCGAGCTGCGGCCCGACCGCTGCGGTGTGATCTTTGCCCCGATCGACGAGTTTGAGCCCGGTTACCGGCTGCATGTGCACGTCGATCCGAAGCGGCCCGACGCGTGGCGCCGCCGGGACGTCAAGCGCTGGCTCGAGCGCATCGTCACCCGCGGGATCACCGTCGTCCTGCGTGTCGGCCACAAGAGCACCGTGCTGCGCCGAGATCTCCCCAACATGCGCCGCCGCCCTCCCGCGGCGTGAACTCCGCGAGAGAAGCCCATGAAGATCGAGTCCTGGTCCAGCAGCGAAGACAAGCGGCGCTGGAAGATCGTCCGCACCGACAATTACACCGATGTCCCCGGCGAGATCGTCTGCGCCGACGAGGTGACCGGGGAGTGTTCCCTGCATGTCGGCGGCGAGACCAAGACGCTCAGCTTTGGGCCGGGCGGGATCCGCATTGTCGGGAGGGGGCGATGAACACGAGCGAGCCGCGCCCCGGCAACACCCACGACAAGGTCGAGCTCGACCAGTTCTACGAGCTGCGAGCCGAACTGAGGACGCATGCGGCGACCGACCAGCTGCAGTTCGAGACGATCAAGGAAAAGCTCACCGAGATCGGCAAGATCCTCAACCGGATCAGTTGGGCGGGCTGGCCGATCGCAATCGGCGTCTTGACCCTGCTCTACCACACCTTCGCCAAATGACGCCCTAGCGCAGGTCTTTCGCGGGGTCGACCCCGCGCATTAAGCTCCGGCCCGGCTCCCTCGACATGGGGGAGTCGGGCCGGTCTTTTTTTGTGCCCTGGGGGGAATGACCGTCGATCAAGTGCTCTTTATCACCGCCGCGCTGATGACCATGGACTGGCTGTGGTTCACGCTCGCCGGCGGGCTGATGATTTGGCTGATCCTCTGGGCACTCTGGTCTGGCAGATCAGCCGGCAGCGGCTTGCGGCGGAAGTTCCGCCGAGGATGGCGTCGCAGTTCGGCGGGCGCGCGCGGCACCAATTGATGTCGGCTGCTTGGTGTTGGCGGCCATTCCGGCCGCTGTCGCGGTGAACGGCCCGATCTTGGGCTCGCCGGTGATGTATTGCCTGTCCGTCAAGTGGCGAATGGCGGTGCCGACAATGTTGGCCAGCATACCTGGGACACGCCGACGCAGCAGCTCGACGCCGATCGGGCTGCCACTTCTGACGATCGCCGCGAGTACCCTGGCGTCGGAGGGTCCCATCGACCCAGCCGGGGTTCTGACCCGCTGCCCGGTTGGTGTGGCTGCTTGCCGCCGTCGCTGTCGGCTAGCCGCTGCCCCGGTGCGCTGACGCGGACGCCCGGGACGCTGCCGCTGCCCCTGCTGCGTCTGCTGTGTCGCGCGCGGCCGCGCGGCTGGCGTGGTCGGCATCTGCACCGTGCGCACCGCCGCGACCGAGGAGACGCTCGTTTGCAGATAGATGCGGTTAATCTCGCTGTAGAGGTTTTGCGCCTCTGCCGCGAGCTGCGCATTCGCCAGCAGGTTCGGATAGGTGTATGCCCACTTGCCGACCGTGGTCATGCAGGGGCCGTAATCCTCCGTGCCCGTCGTTGTCGATTGCATTTCTGTCTCCGTGGGGTTAATCGGGAAATCGACGCGGGCAGCGTCAATTGATGGTTCAACTGACGTTGCGAGGTCAACCTGCAATGTCAGTTGGGCCGTCTCAGCCAGTCGTCGCCGGCCGGGTTGAGCGCGCGATCAATCACCATCTGCCGGTGCAGCTCGCGGATTTCGTCGGGGAGTTTCGCCACCTCATCCTGCGACAGCGCCCGCAGCTGGAGCGGCGCGCCGTAAAATTCGTACCAGACGAAGCAATACACGCACCACGTCACGTCACCGGGTGTTGGCCGCGGCCGAGGCTGCCTGCTGTTGTTAGTGATCGCGGTGAACCCGTCGAGCAGATTACGGCAGGCCGGGCAGACCGGCGCTGGCGCCGACAACTGGCCGGAGCTGAGATAGATGACTTTTTTTTCACGCGCGGCCTTGCGGCGGCGATTGGTCGGCGCGCACCGTGGCCTCTATTCGCGGGACAGTTGGACGCGGTAGCCGAGTTGCGTCTGCCGGGTGACCTCGAAGCCAGCGTTCAATTGATCGAACTCTTCCTGGGTGAGTTCGAGCCGCTGCGGCGGCAGTTTGGTTCCTTCGAGGCCAAGCATCGCCAGCGCGCCGATCGTGCCCAGGGCGACGAGCAGCGGGCTGCAGTCAGGGGTTTCGATCCGCCCCTCGGGGTGCATGCGGCCGATCATCCCCAGGTCGCGGATCGCCGTCAGCAGGGCGCGCAGCTCGGCTTCACTCAATGCTTTTCAGCCATCAACGTCCGTCCATGGGGATGCCCCACTTCTTCTCGGGATGCAGCTGTTCGACGCCGATCACGGTCGCGTCGATGGCCTCATTCGCGTAACGCTGGGCACCTCGGAGAAGGCTGCAGATGTAAAGCAGCACCCCGCACTCGAACAGCTGCAGCAAGAACATCGCCACCAGGAGTGCATCGAAAGCGGTGACGGTCCAATCAGGGTTCCCAGTCAATCCAACCGCCGTCCTTGCCAAAAAACGGCAGGAGCTTCGGCATGTTATCCCCTCTCCATCGCCTCGGCACCGGCCGCCGGCAGGCGCACACTGGTGACGACGGCAATGTAACCGACGTCACTATGTCCGACCCAGGTCCGCTCATCGACTTCATCCCAATGTACCGCACCGATCCGCATTTCCTCGGCCGTCTTGACCTCGGCGCGGGCCTCGTCATCGCTCCAAAACGCGCGGTCGCAGCGCCGGACGCCGCCGACGATCGCGCGGGTCTCCATCTGGTAAAATCATCCACACCCAGATGCTCCGGTCGCTCATGGCGGCGGCTCCCCGTCCGGCAGCAGGGCGCTGCGCAGCACGATATAATGCTTGTGGTTTCGCCCGATCACGACCTGGTCATCGATGGCGTACCACGTGATCGGCCCGAGCTTCATCTCGGCGATCCACCGCTCGGCCTCGGCGCGCGCGCTCTCTTTCGTCCAGTGCACGCGCTTGCTGGCCTGCACCGCGCCCAGGACCTCGCCTTGCTCGGGGAAGATCATCGCCGCCCAAATGCTTCGATCCTTCATCTCCCCTCCGGTGGAGTCGGTGAGCCTTAACGCGCAACGCCGCTAAGCCCCCACGCTCGAACGAGCGTCGCCAAAACTCAAACTCCTCGGAGCTGAGCGCGTACCGCTCGCCGGCCGCACGCTTGCTTATCGCCCGGCCGATCACCGCCTCAACCACGGCGGCTTTCTGTTTGGCTGTCCAACGGCGGAGCTCGGGAGGCGGCAATTGCGCCCGCAGTTCAGCGCGCGAGGTCATCGCGGTGTCGGCTCTTGCGGCAACCGTAGGCTGCGCACCGTCAGGCGCAGATGCGGATTGCTCACATGGCCGATCAGCAATCCGCCGTCGATCCTTTGCCATGTGACCGGGCCAATTCCCATTTCGCTCGCCCACTCCTCGGCCTCGGCGCGTGCCGCCGCTTGCGTCCAATGCAATGCCCAGCTGGCGCGCACCGCGCCGACCAGGTCGGTGACGCCGATCGGGATCAGCATCGACAACCAGACGTAGCCCCTGCGTGCTCGCATGCGTCGCCTTCGACGAGCCGCTGCGGCTCGCGGTGCAGCCATTCGTTATGCGTGAAGGGCTCGAGCTCGGCGATCGCCACGCGGCCGTCGCTCGCGGGATAGCCGCGGCAGGCCATGGTCAGCACCGACTGATCCTCGCGAAACCGCTCAAGGCAGGGGTCGCACAGCACCGCGTTGGCGCCGTCGGTCGCCAAGCCGCAGACAAAGCATCCCCAGCCGTGCCCGGACACCTGGGCGCGCTTGTCGAGCATGATCATGTTGCGGACACCCTCGGTCGTCTCGCACACGCAGCACGCGCCGAAGTCGGGCGTCTCGTGCTCTTCCGGCTCGACCTCGGCGACGGGGACCTCCTCGAGCTCGGCGGCAAAGCGCGCCAAGGTCACCTCGTCGTGGGTCTGCGGCGAGACCGCCGCGACGAGCGCGACGACCGGGATCCCGCTCTCGGTCATGCCCTCCCAGCGCCGCGCGCGGACGCCGGCGTCGATCTCGACGATGACCGGGGTGCTCTCGAGGGTGATCTTTACGGCAGCCTCCCTTCCGGCTGCCCCTGAAACCGCCACAGCGCGGCCGAAGCGAGGCTCACCCGCGCTCGGAAGGCCTCGGCTTGCTGATCGGGGTGGCGGATGCCCTCAAGCAGCGCCTGCAGCGGCCCGGCGAGGTCGTCGAGTTCTCTCGCGATCGCGCGAATCAACACATCGCGTTGCTGGGCGGCGGCCGGTGTTAGCGGGCCCGGCCGGATCGCCCGGCCGACGACCGCCGACGCGCGCACCAAGGCCTCGGGGCTCGGCTCAGCCTGTTTCACAGCTGCGCGATCAGCGGCAGGGCCATGCCGGCGGGGCCGACGACGGCCGGGATCACCTCCTCGCCATCGGCGCGGGTCTCGATCCAGGCGTAGAGCTTTGTGATCTTGTGCGGCCTAGCCATCCCGGGCGCTATCTTGCGCGGGAAAATGACGGCCGGGGATTGGGAACCCGGCCGCCAAGTGGAGGGGAATCACGGGCGGCAGGGATGTGTCGCCCGCCTTCGCCACATTCGGGCGAAGCTCGGGTTGCGCCGAGCCTGCCGCATCACAGCACGAGGCGATGCTGCCGATGCAGTGATTAGGGCAGTGCATGACGCCAAATCTCGTGATGACCATGCCGGGGATCGGGCTGCCGCGGCAAGTCTCGCAGTCCATCAGCGGCGTTCTTCTTGGGCGTGGAACATCAACATCGCGCAGTCCAGCGCTTCGCTTGCCTTGTCGACATCTGGCTCGGCCATGTAGCGCAGCGCGAACTTCTGCAGCATTGCTTCGAACTTGGCGCGCGCAGCTTCGGGGTCACCGATCCGCACCGAGGACCAGATCGACACCAGGAACGGCGCCAACGGGTCGCGATCGAGCAGCACGAACATGTGCTCGTCGGGACGCGCCGCCGCGTAGCAGTCAAAGCGGCTCGGGTCTTGCTTGGTTCCCATCGGCACTCCCCCTCGGGTATTCATCCCAGGTCACGCCATCGAGCAGCCGGCCGGCGGTTTTTTTGCCGACACGCACATGGCTCGCGGTCCACTCGCAGCCATCGTAGCACTCGCTCGGATCGCGCCGGCCGAGCTGGTCGCGCGGCAACCACTCGCCCCACTGCTTGAAGAAAAACGGCACGCCGGCGGTGCCGCACTGATCGCGCACCGAGCGCGCCCAGGCCGACTCCATCGGCCGCGCGTGCGGGCCGCTCTCGCCGCCGAGGACGACCCAATCGAGGGCGGCTGGTGCGTCGAGGGCGAGGTGACGCCACATCGGGTCCCGTTCGATGAACATCGCCAGATTGACCGGCCCGAGCAGCGGCTCAAGGCTGACCCAGCGCACCGCCGCGGGCGTGTAGAGCAGTTTCGGGATCCGCTCGTCGGCACGCTCCTGGTCCTCGACCGAGACGCCAAGCTCGACGTTGGGGAGCGGGTAACCCGGATAAGGGCCGATGTCTTTGCCCGGGCCAAGCACCCCGGCCGCCGCGTATGCCCATCGCTGACCCAGATCGTTCCCCGGGCGAATCTGCAGATAGCGCCGCATCCGGTCGGCGCGCTTGGTCAGCACCTGAAATCTGTGGTGCTTGCACACCGCCATGACGCCGAAGACCCGGTCGATCCACTCGTCGGGCACCGCCTCGTGAAACAGGTCTGACATCGAGTTGACGAAGATCCGACGCGGCGTCTTCCAGCGCAGCGGCTGATCGAGGGCCTTCTCCCAGAGCCGCACCTCGCCGGTCCACACCGGGCCGGCTTTGCTCGGCTGCGTCAGGCCGGCGAACTTCGGCTCGCATCGCAGCCAACGGCCGGCCTCGCGCATCGCGTAGCAGTTGGTGCAGCCGGGTGAGACGATGCTGCAACCCGCGATCGGGTTCCAAGTCGCCTCGGTCCACTCGATGCCGGTCTTATCGGCCATCCCGCCTCCACCAGCGCGACCGATGGTGCGCCCACCATTCCTCCCAGCGCTCGCGGTACTCGACCTCCCACAGGGAGAGCAGCATGGCGGGCACCAACAGACAGCACAGCACGACGCCGAGCGTGAAGATCACCGGCAGCACGTAGCCGTTCAATTCGGCCTCTCGCGATGTAGATCGCCGAACACTGCGCGGGCCACCGCTTGCTCAGTTTCGCAGTCTTTCAGCTCCGAGAAGGCCTCGGCCATCGTGCGCCAGCGCGTGCGGTCGAGCTCATACCGCCAGGTGCCGGACCGAGCGCCGCACAGCCCGCACCACGGGTACAACTCGCGCGTCGCCAACAGATCGGCGACTTGCTCGACCAACGGTGCCTTGACCTTGGCCTCGGCCTCGGTGCGGCCGGAGGCTTCACCGGCCGTCGCGAGGATGCAGTGCCGCTGCGGGCACAGGCATTGGGTGATCCAGACGTGCGTCAGATGTCCCATTTTCTTGCGCGCAAGAAAATTAGCCGCGGTTCACGGAACGTTTCGTCAATCAGCGTCAACCACTGCACGGAAAATCAAATAGATAGGGGTAGAGCACTGCTTTCGGGAGGCAGGGGCCGGAGGTTCAAATCCTCTCACTCCGACCAGCACTTAGCGGAATTTCCGTAAGCGACGCGCAAGAAAATTCGCAAGAAAATTTTCATCTTATCTCCGTCTCTCGATGGCCCGCTTCGCTGCGGCAAAGTGATTGGGATGGTGGTGCGCGTAGAGTTCGGTCGTGCGTTCGTTCGAGTGGCCGAGCCAGCCGGCGATTTGGTGCAGATCCACGCCAGCTTGGGCGAGCCATGTGCCGCATGTGTGTCGCAGGACGTGCGGGGTCACATCAGTCAGTCCCGCCCGTGCGCAGGCCGCGTCGAATGACCGCCTGACGCTCTTCACCCGCTCGCTTTCGTAGGCGATCACGAACGGGCAATTGCTGCGCCGCTGCGCCGCACACAGAAACCACCGCAACCCATCTGGTATCGGTATGACCGGTCGACGCTTGTTGGTGCGGGGACGCCCCGCTTCGTTGAAGTCAATGCGACCGTTGACCAAGTCGACCTGCGACCAGCGGAGTCCAAGGATCGCACCGCGGCGCGCGCCCGTATAGAGCGCGATCAGCAGGAACAGGGGCAGGTGCAGTCGCGCTTTCGGCTCTCGTCGGCTTTCCCACAACAAGCGGGCAGCTTCCAAGCGCGTCAACCACCGATCTCTCCCTGGTTGCCGCGACGGCAGTTCAACGAACGGTGCGGAGGTGAGGTATTTGTTCTTTACCGCGTAATTCACCGCAGCGCGGAGGACAATCAGCTCTCTCGCCGCCGTCTGTTCTTTGACCCCCTGCTTTAGCCGGGCCCTCCGGTATTGGCGGCATGTCTGCGGCGTGATGTCATCGACCGTCCGCTCTCCCCACCAGTCCAGCAGCCGATCAATAGCATATGCGACGCGCTTGGGATCGGCGAGGTCGGGCGCGCGTTGCGCCCCGTAAAACCCAAGGGTCTCGGCTATTCCGGTCTCAGCCGGATGACGGCGGCCGGGCTGGTGCGGCTCGTCGGGTCTTCGGCCTTGAGCGATGAGCCACTGCCCGAAGATTTCTTGAGCATGTCCGAGATCGCCCGTACCTGTCGTAACGTGGCGGGTTTTGCCTTCTTCCGTCCACCGGATCGCGTAGGTTAGTTCTTTCCATCTTGTAATGAGGACGAGTTTCGGCCCCTCGTTCGGCCGTCCGCGCGCCATGGCACCCCCCTTTTCTGCCAACGCACAAGATCAGAGTGGCGATACATAACCTTGCCCGCAACGGGCTTCCATCCAATGCGCTCCTTCTCCCGCTCGGTGCGCAATGATCGTGGCTCGATGCCGAGGCGACGTGCGGCCTCGACCTCCGTGTACATCGGCTCAAGTTCATCATCACTCATGGTGTTCCCCATCAGTGGTCACCCCGCTCGCGGTCACCGTCGATATCCTCTGATCTCGTTCTTGCCAGCGGCGCGACGGCGCAGTGGACCGCGGTCCTGCCGCCGAAATGGCTGTCCGCGCTTTTTGATCGCGCGCCGCATCAAACGCTTGGCCTTGCTCTGTACCCGCCAGGCCGCCCATACGCTTCCCGGCTGCAAGTCAACGGCGATGTCCCACCATGCCCGGGCAGCCGAAGGTCGCGCTCGACGCCGCAGGCGCCTAACAGCGGCTTTCACAGCTTGGGTGTCGGTGGTCATCGGTCACTCTCCCTCAACTCGCGCTCGCGGTCACCGAGCCGGTGCATGACGGTGACCCAGGCGTCGCGATCGGCCTCGCGCATCTCTTCGAGCGTGTCGCGATTGGCGTTGACGAAGCGGCCAGTGGCCACCGTGTCGTCGAGATCGGTCAGATCGGCGATCACGCGCAGCATGTCGGCGACCGTGTCTTCCCATGACGGCGAGCCGTCGGGGTATTTGCTGATCGGCACGACGAGCGCGTCATCGCCGCGCAGATCGCTGTAGCTGAAAGGATCATCGCCCTCGCCGGCTTCGCCCTCATCGGCGCGTTGGCCGAATGGATCGGTGAACGTCTGATCGCGGCCGGCCTCTTCCCGCGCGAGGCGCGCCTGCTGGGCCTCGTCATCGGCGGCGCGCGCGGCGGAGCGGAGATTGGCGATCGCCGGCCGCAGCACCAGCTTCTGCTCATCCGGGAGCGGGTCGTACCAGCGCCGCAATGCGGCCGTGCCGCCGGCTGCCGCGTCAAAGGCCTGCTTGCGCAAGTGCTCGCGCGCCGGATTGATCGGCGAGCCGCCAGCGACCCACTGGCCGATCAGCCGGCCGGTCTCAATGGTCAACTTCTCGCCGAGAAACAGGTGGCGCAGATCATCCGGGCATTTGACCCGGCTGGGGTCGGTTTCGTACTCGCCGTGCAAGACCATCGGCAGCACGATCGTCATGTCGAACTTCAACCGCTTGTCCTGGATCGGTTCCCACGGCTGCGGGGTCCATACCTCTTTGTTGTTCTTCGTCTCGATCTTGATCGGCTGCTTGGCGCGCGAGCACAGGATCAGCGGGATGCGCGTCGTCAGCAGCACGCTGACCATGCGGTTGTAGTCGCGCTTTGGCTTTGACCACTTGGCGAGCCCCTTCCAGCCGTTGAGCTCGTTCTGCTCGGCCTGGTCGAGCACACCGCCGAACCCCTCCCACACGTGGCTGAACGAGTCGATCATCAGCGCGTGGACGCCATACTCCATGAACAGTTCGATGCCCTGCAGGTAGCGGCCCGGGCTGAATGGCCGGGTCAACTCACCGACCTTGAAGCCACCGGGGACCCGCTCGGCGAAGATGCGGGCGCGCCCCTCGGTGTCCATGCAGCCGACGATGCCCTTGTCGGGGCCGGCGAGCGCGTCAGCGATGCCGCGCGCCAGATAGAGGGCGGTCAGCGTCTTGCCGCATTCCGATGGCCCGAACAGTTGAATGATCAGGTGCACACCGGCACGGCTCGCATCGGCGATCTCGAAGATCGGGCCTTCGCTGCCCGGCAGGTCGTCGGTACCGCGGGCCATCGCTTACACCTCTGCCAGTGCCAACGAGGCCTGCTTGGGTTCGGTTGCCGGCTGGCGCGCCACGGTGCCGTCCTCGATCACGATGCCGGTCTTGGCAGCGTCGTCGGTGACCTCGACCCAGCATTGGTAATCCTGGCCGTCGACCAGTTCGCCGAGCAGCCGCCAGCTTTCCTTGTCGAGCAATGAGCCGTCGCGCACGCAGAGCACGCGCAGTTTCGGGTTGGCAGCCATCGCGATCGCCACGCTCGCCCGGATCTTCTCGGCTTGGCTCGCCTGATCAAACGGGATGCCGTCCAGCAGCACGTCGTCGTCGTCCCAGCCGAGCCCGTCGATCGGCATCTTGGCGCTGGCGATCGCCGCGTTCTTGCGCTGGGTGCGTTCCTCCATCGCCGCGGTCAAGTCGGCCGACCGCCCTTCGAGGGCGGCGGCCTCGGCTTCGAGGGTCTCGCGCCGTGTCTTGGCTTCGAGCTGGGCGTTGGTCGTGCGGGCGGCTTCGAGCTGGGCAACGAGGTCGGCGGTGTCGAGCGGCTCGGGGAGCGGCGCTGCGTCGGTCAGGCTGCGCTCGAGCTGGTCCGCGGTCGACTCCAAGCCCTCGGCCTCGGTCTCCAAATCGGCGGCCTCGCGGCGCAGCAGCTCGACCCGCTCGCGCTTGCTCCTGGCGGTCTGCCGGTTGCCGGCAACCTCGCTCGACACCTGTTGCCGGCGCGCCTTGCGGCGCTCCAACAGCGCGTTGTCCTCGCCCGCCTTGCGCAGCTCCTGGGTCAACGCGGTGACGTCGACCGGTGCCTCCGGCAGACCCTCGGGATAGTGGATCCCGGAGGCCTGCCCGCGCAGCTTGCGGGCGTCGCGGTTGACCTCGGTGCGGATCTCGTAGTCGCGGGCGTTCTGGCCATCGAGCGCGTCGATATCGACATCGATCTTGGCCACCTGCCGCAGCGCCTCGCGCCGCTTGGGCGGGGTCATCCGAGTGAATTCGAGCGGGTCAAAGGCGATGGCGCCGACCAGCGCGTCGAGCATGTGCTGCGGGCTGCGGTAGCGCGCCCCGTTCGCCGCCTCGACCACGACATGCGAGCCGGCCGCGGTGAACCGGCGGGTGACCAGCAACTCGCCGCAATCGGCTTGGACGTGCGCGGTCTCGGCACCGCGACGGATCGGCTTTTTTGGCAATACGTCGCCGCCGCCAAAGACGCACATGATCGCGTCGAGCACGGATGACTTGCCGGCACCATTGGGCCCGCGGACCTCGACCAAGTTGCCGACCGGCGTGATGTCGACGGCCTTTAGACGTTTGAAGTTCTCAGCGACTAAGTTGACGATTCTCATTGCGATACCTCGGATGATAGGCGCGGTAGCTGTCCGACAGAGACTTGCGGAGCTCTTCCAGAATCTTCTGCCGAACCTCGTCCGCATTATCCCCCTCTTCGATCGACATGGTCAGACCGGCCTCAACTTTGAAACTTTCGAACTGCGCCAGCCGGAAGGTGCGCGACACGAAGATCGTCATGTCCTTGATCTTCATGGCAGGTAATCCCGGTCGGTCGGGGCCTGCAGCCGGGCGGCTAGGCGATAGCGTAGATCCAGTTCGGCGCGGGATCGCGGTGCAGGGATCTCCTTGCGCTCCAGCCGGTCCTGCAACTCGCGCACCTCCCAAGGCGGGATGCGGATCTCAAAGGCCTGCGGGCGGCGAGCACCCGGGGGCCGGTAGCTCGGCCACTGGTCGCGCTCCAGGCACTCGGCAAACTTCTCGCGGGCCCACAGATTGAGCACATGCCCCCACTCGATATGCTCTTCGGGATATTTCATGACCGAGACCAGGAACGGCGGTTCCTTCTCGACAGCGATAAACCAGTAGGACTTTGGGCGGGTGCCGGTGCAGATCTCGACACCATCGAGGTACCAAGCCGCCCGCTGCGGGTAGCCGAACCTCCAAGCCTCGCGCTCGAAGTTGCGCGGGTTCGCGGTGCCCGCACTCTTGACGTCGCGTAGGTCAATCAGGTTGTGCGGCAGATAGTCGACCCTGAGCTTGCACGGAAAGCCGAACTCGGGATCGTTCCAGGTCATCGTGACCTCGGTGTCGCCGGCGTCGCGGAAGCTGCGGGCGATCGGATCGGCGAGGATCGCCTGGGCCATCGCCTCGACCAGCTCGACTTCCTTGCTCAGCAGTGGCGTTACCCCGGCGTTGTAGGCGCGGTCGCGCGCCGCTTTGGCGCGGTCGGTGCGATAGCTGCCGGCTTCAATGACTTGGACCTCGGCGTCGAACTTGTCGGGCTCCAACAAGAGCAGGTGAGTTGCCGACCCGATGTCGAAGTGATTGGCGGTCCCGGGCGGGGCTCGGTTTGGGTTAAACGGCGAGGTGTGCCAATATTTGGCGGGACACTCCCGCTCGATCGTGTGCGCGCCGGAAGCGTTCAGAGCCTTGATGCCCTGATACATCTCCTTCGGCATGTCGCGGATGATGTTGGTCAATTGCTCGGCTCCCTGGTGGCGGGGGCCGTAAACAGCCGGACAAGCCGAGAGCGGTCATGCTCGGCTGTGGAGTTATTCGCGCACTCGCGTGCCTTATATCCTCGCACCCCCACCGCAGAGACCTGCGGTGGGGGACATACCGCACACTCAACCGCGCGGCAATGGCAACTGCTCTCGTCAACCTGTTCGGAGTTTACGACTCCACTGACGATTGTGCCGCAACCCGCGGCAGTGGTCAACCATTGCGGGGTCAGTGGCCGTGCAGCGCACCCCAAATCGCGATCGCGAAATTGACCGCGCCGACCACTGCAAGACAGGTACAGCTGATGAACACTGCCCTGCTCCAAAACGCGGCGCGCTTGTAGGCGGCTTCGAACCCGAGATGTGTCTCTCGGGCCTTCTGGATCTCTGCCTCGTGCGACGCCAGCTGGCGCGTGCAATCGATGATCGACGTCGACAGCAAGTAGAGCGCCATCGCGTCGGGCATCAGATGGCTCGACACTTCGATCGGCGGTCCGCCAATCGGGTCTTGCAGGCCAGCGCGCTCGACTTGTTCCTGCACGACGGCGCGCATTTTGCCGTCTTGGCTGATCTCGAGCGTCACATGCCCGCCCGGCGGGACGCGAATGCCGCCGTCGTTGCCGCCACGTCGTCTGAACATCGGCGCCCTCCTTGCTGTGCCGACGGGCAGCATACATGCAACGCAGTCCGGCGATCATCAATGCCCGGTGAGCCATTGGGTCAGCGTCGTCAGCCCGACGAGCAGCGCGGCGATCACCACGACCAGCAGGACCGGGTTGAGCAGGCGCCCGCGACGCGGCTCGTGCGGCAACAGCGGCGAGATCCCGGTGGTGACCGATCCGCCGAGCGGCAGGCGCTCGGGGTGGATCATTGCCTGCTTGGCCATTTATCCTCCCCCCCATCGAGATCAGAACCAGACGCGGCGGTCGGCAAAGAGGACCGCCGTGCCGCAAATGAAATACGCCGGGTCGTCGGCCTTCTCGGGCTCGTGCAGCCGGACGTTGCGCAGATAGAGCTCGGTTGCCCGCTCGTTGCGCGGCAGGTTCTTGCCGCGCCGATCGCGCACCGCGGAGACGCCGTCATCGGCGAGCCGCAACAGCAGTTCGTGGCCTTCCTCGTCGACAAACATGTCGCGGTAGGCGCGCTCGCCGAGCCACGGCACGGCACCGGTGTAGACCAGCACGTGCTCAAGGTGGCCACCATCGAGCAGCGGTCTGATCACCGCGGCGAGTGCCATAAAGCTCGGCTGCTCGGGCAGCTCGACCGAGCTGGTTTCGTCCTCGGCGCCGGGCCGCATGATCACGATCCTGGTGATGCTCATCGCCGTGCCTTCGCCAGTGCTGCCAGGGCGCGTTCGAGGGCCGGGCCCTTTGGCGTGACACCGGCCTCTTGCATCATCGGGCTCGACAGCACTTCATGCACATAATCGACGAGATCGCTGAGTGCGGTTTCGAGATCGGGTGCGGCGGCGAGCCGGTTGCCGATCGCGCGCCAGGTCTCGCCGCTGTCATTGAGCCGGCTGGCGAGAACGGCGATCGGACGGCCGTTGGCATCGATCAGCATGCCGTCATCGTCGACCCGCCAGGGTGGCGGCACGGTTGCCGGACGGACGATGTTGAAGGCGGCGGCGAGGTCATCGATGAACCCGTGCGCCTGTCTTAAGGGTTTGCGGCGCCCGATCATTGCAGGTAGCCGAGCATCCAACGGCGATTGTAGGCGCGCACCGCAAGCGGGTCGGGCTCGTCGTCGGCATCGCAGCGGACGCGCGGGTCGCCGTAGCCGTCGAGACTGACGGTGTGTCGTTCCGCACCGCGGCCGCAGTCCAAGCACACGTCTCCTTTGAAGCGTTCCCGGAGGTAGGCCTCGCCGTCGAAAGGCTGCTCGGGGGTGGTAACTGCCTCGCACATAAGGAAAACTCCCTACTAAAAGAACATTTTAATAGGGAATTGCCTATTAGTCAAACAGTGAAATCGGGATGTTTACCCTACTGTTTTTATAGGGTCGCCACCCTGCTACCCTAAAGGGCCGCTTCACGTTTTTTGCGCGTCTTCTCTTTAGGGCGAGAACGTGTGCGAAACGCCAATGGATATCGGCCACCTTGACGTCAGTGAAACGTCAGCGATTCGTGAATGACCGTGAATTCTTGTAACCCACAGGCAACCCACAGGCGTCACGCCTTGACAGGTGGCGCAATGGGCCGCTTGATGGGCGACCACTGCAAAATGGTTAACAATTCTGTGCAGGGGTCACAGAGCAATCTTGCTTGGCGCGTTGAACATGGCTGACGCCTGCGGTGTCAGCAGGGAGGGCCAATGGAGACGACGATCAACCTCCCGCCCGCCGATCAAGTGCTGGAACTCATTAGAGAGTTTCGTGCCGCTCGTGACGCCGGGCGGCACGCCTCGCCGGTTGCACAGTGCGACCCCCCCAACAGCGATGCGCCGTGGCCGCCGCTGCTGCTCGCGATCGGCTTGCTCTCTGCGGGGGTGTTGGCGACTGACCTGCTGTACCCGTTCGTTTCGGGCCCTACAGCCTTTTCCAAGCCGACATTCGCGGTGTTCTCCAGCGTGGCACTCGCGGGACGGTTGGCCGGTGCGCGCGGCGCCTGGTATGCCGTGCTGTTTGCCTGGCCGGCGGAAGTGTTGTTAGGGCGCACGAACGTCGACCTGCACGAGCTCGTCCATCTCAGCGGCACCCTGCTTGCCGCTGCGGTTGTTGCCGCCTGCTTTACCCCTTGGGTGTGGTGGCCCTGGACCGGGCCCTGGGCAGCTCTGCCTCGGGCGTGGGATCGAGCTGTGCATTCATTCGGGCTGCTCCGGTTGCGTCGGTGGCGGCTTTTTTTGGGGCCCGGCGAGCAACCGGCGGCCGGCTTGTTCGAGTACCCGTAATGTCGCCTCGTCGTCGGTCATCGACCCGATCTCGAGCAGCGTGTAAGCCGCCGCGAGGATGATGTTGCGGATCCATTCGTCTTCGGCGCGCTCACCGATGATATAGCGTGCGACCTGGTGGGCGCGCGCGATCAGGTCGGGGTCAATGGAGCGCTGCGCGAGCGGGCTTAGGACCCGCTCGTGGGGCGGTCGAAACTGTTCGGGGTCAATGGCGAAATAACGTCCCAGCGCGGTGCGCACGGCTGCCGGCAGAACCCGCGGCGTGCGCCCCGCCATAAACTGCTGCAGATAGGCGTGGTTCTTCCCGATCGCGCGTGACAGCGGGCCGAAGCCGATGCCTCGCTCGGCGACCAGCTGCTGCAGCAGCACCCGCACCGGATCGGTTGGCGTTCGATCGCTCGGCAATTCTCCCTGCCTCTTGCGGTAGTGATCTCGCGGCATAATGCCCTAAAAAATAGGCGAATTCCAATAGGTTCGAGCCGCTTGACGATAGGGTAGCTCCCTCGGTACGCTGCCTATCGACCGCGCGTTTGAACCGATCGGACCCTATGGCCAAAGCGAAGCAATCCAAGCCTTCTTCTGGTCGCGCCAGGCGCGCGATCCTTATGCCCAGCTGGCAGCAGCGGCCGCCGCAGAAGGTGGTCATCAAGCATCCGCTGGCCGACGAGATCGAAGCGTTTCTCGCCGAGACCGGTATGACGCCGACCTTCTTCGGCTATGGCGCGATGCGCGACCCGGCCTTTGTCTTCGAGGTCCGGCTCGGTCGGGATCTGCGCGGCACCACCGAGAACAAGGTTCGGGTGCAGATGGCCTTCTATCGCCAATGGCACCAGTTCATGGACCCCTCGGGAGCCGCCGCGTCAGTCCTCGTCGCACGGAGATAGCAAAGCGGGAGGGGGAAGCATGAAGGGGGATAGCAATGGACACCAACGGACTTAGCGAGAAGGGCGGGGGGATCAACGGTGGCCAGCTGCGCTCGTTCGTCGAGCGCTATGAGCGCCTGCAGGGCGAGATCGACGGCCTCAACGGCGACAAGGCCGATCTGATCAAAGAGGTCGAGAGCACCGGCTTCGACAAGAAGGTGTTCAGGATCGTCGTCAAGCGCCGGCGCAGGGGCAAGGACCGGTGCGACGAGGAAGACACGATGGTCGCGCTCTACGAGCAGGCGCTCGAGGAGCCGGGCGAGGAGGCACCGGAAGAGGACGCCTCGCGCGTGCACGCGCGCGAGGACGTGGCGGCCGACTGAGGGGGGCGGAGATGGCGATCGTCAATCTGCGTGAGCCGAAAGGCGATGATTTCCCGCTGACCCATATCAAATTGCCGCCGCGCCGGTTGCGTCTCCTGCGCCAGGACGTCGTCGACGGTTTGGCGGAGTCGATGTCTAAGATCGGGCTGCTCCAGCCGATCTTGGCGGCCGAGGAAGACGGCCTGCTGATCGCTGGGCTGCATCGCTACGAAGCCGCCAAGAAGCTCGGTTGGCGGACGATCAGAACTGTTCTCGTCGAAGGCCGATCCGTGGACCTGATGCGGATCATGCAGATCGACGAGAACCTGGTCCGCGCCGATCTGTCACCGGCGGAGCGCGCCGCGCACCAGCATGAGCGCAAGAAGCTCTACGAGAGCGAATTTCCAGAGACGCGACAGGGCGGTGCTCCAGCGGCTCGGGGACCAGGGAGAGGGGGTAAGATCGCCAAAACGTCGGGCATACCCTCGTTTGCAGCTGATGCCGCCACCAAGACCGGGGTTAGCAGGCGCACCGTCGAACGTGACGTCGAGCGTGCTCAAAAGATCCCCGATGTCCTCAGTGTCGCCGGCACGGCGCTCGATACGCCGGACGAGCTCGACGCACTCGTCAAACTGCCCAAAGCCAAGCAACGAGAACTGATCGGACGCGCGAAGGGCGGCCACAAGGTCAGCGCAAAGACCACGCTGAAACAGGTCAAGCGCGAGGAGCGTGAGGCCGAACTCGCCAAGCGTACCGAACTCGCGTCGCAAGCCATCGGCCGCCGACGCTATGGCGTGCTCTATGCCGACCCGCCATGGCGGTTCGAACCGTACTCGCGCGAAACCGGCCTCGATCGCGCCGCCGACAATCACTACCCGACGATGACGCTAGACGAGATCAAGCGGCTGCAGGTGCCAGCCGCCAAGGATTGCGTGCTGTTTCTTTGGGCGACCGCACCGATGCTGTGCGAGGCGCTTGAGGTCCTCCGCGCCTGGGGGTTCGCCTACAAGAGCCATTGCATCTGGGCGAAGCCCCGCAAGGGAACCGGGTTCTGGTTCCGCAACGCGCACGAGCTACTGCTGGTCGGCACCCGAGGCAACGTCGCGGCACCAGCGCCGGGCCATCAGCCGCTTTCCGTGATTGAAGCCGCGGCCACGCGGCACAGCAAAAAACCCGAAGCCTTTGCCGAGATGATCGAGCGGCTGTTCCCGCGCACCGGCAAGCTGGAGATGTTTGCACGTCAATCGCGGCTCGGCTGGCACGCCTGGGGCAATGAAGTCGTCGAGGAGGCCGCGGAATGAGCGCCGAACACCTGCCCGGGATGGAGCCGGCGCACAAAACCAACAGCGAGCGCGCCCCACCCAGCGGCCGGCGCCTCAGCGCCGCCGATGCCTCCTTGGTCAAGGGCATGCTCAAGCGCCACGATCGGCAGCACGACATCGCCTCGTGGTTCGGCGTCAACTCCGGCCGGATCATGGATGTCAAACATGGCGAGCTGCACCCGCAGGCTCCGGTCGCACCGGCAGAGGCTTTGCCGCCGCCAGGACCGTATTCGTCGGGGCGCGCCGCACAGGCCGCGATGTCAGCGCTTGTGCTCGCCAAGGATGCGATCGAGCGCGCCCAAGCATCAATCGACGCCGTCCGGGCCGAGATCGATGCGGCCAAGGTCGCGATCAACTCCGCCCTCGATGAGATCCGGAACGAAAAGCTGTGAGCGAGCTGATCCACATGGTGCTGCGCGGTCGCGGATGAGCCGGTCGACCGCACCGCGGTTCAAACTAACGCCGCCCGTCGTCCCTGAGCAGGAACTGCACGAGACGGTGGCGTCAGCCTTCCATCTGCTGATCGCACCGCCAGCGCAATGGGCCATGTATCCCGCCGGTGCGATCCAACTGACGCAGGCGCAAGCGACAAAATTGGTGCGCATGGGACTGAAGCGCAGCTGGCCGGATTTCCTGGTGCTCCATGACTGGCTCTACGGCATTGAACTGAAGCGGCGCGGCGCAAAGCTGTCAAAGTCATACTGGGGCCGCACCAAGCGCGGTAGCCCGATCTATCGCATCGGCCAAGAAGACAACTTCCCCGCGCTCATCGCCGCCGGCATGCGGGACATCGCGGTCTGCTACAGCGTCCAGGAGGCAGTCGACGCACTCAAGCGCTGGCGCATCCCGTTGCGCGGCAGGGTCGCGGCATGAGCCACACTTGCCACTGGCCGGGCTGCTAATGGGCGCTCCACACATAGAGAGAAAATGCCCTGACTGCGGTGACGTCAAGCGACTGTCTGATTTCTATAAATCGAGAGACGGATATGACGGCTACTGCAAGTCATGTCGGCGATCGAGAGACCGCGAGCGAGCAGAGCAAAAGGCTGAACGTTGGCGCAGGATCGATCCGCAGAAGCGGCGAGCTTATAAACTTCTCAGGCTCTACGGAATTACGATCGACGACTACAACAGAATGTTGGAGGAGCAAGACTTCTCCTGCGCAATCTGTGGGGGCGTAGAGACACGAAGCATGTACGGAGAGGACCCGCGATTAGTCGTCGATCACAACCATCGTACAGGGCAGGTCCGAGGTCTGTTGTGCTGTACTTGCAATGCAAGTCTGGCTGCAGTGGAACATGAACAATTTATGTTACTTGCCAAAGAGTACCTGCGCAGGACGGATGGCTACCAATTTGTGGGTGATCCATGAACCATAGGTGTCACTGGCCGGGGTGCCAAGTAGAGGTTCCTCCAGACAAGTTTACGTGCAGGCGCCACTGGTTTGCGCTGCCCAAGCCGATCCGGCGGGAGATCTGGCGGCACTATCGCAAAGGCCAGGAGGTCACCAAGGACCCCTCGGACGCCTACATCCGCGCCGCCCGGCGAGCGCGCGAGTGGATCTACGCCAACCATCCGCCGCTGCAACAACTGCAGCTGGATTTTGCCCAATGACCGGTCCCGAGGTCCTTCAGCTGCCGCACGCGGGGCCGGTCACCGACGGCGATGTCTCGACCTGCGCCCAGGTCACCAAAACGCTGGCGGTCGCGTGCGTCAGCCTCTCGCTCAGATACGGCTGGCCGACCGTGCTCGATAGCATGCTCTCGGCCTATTACTCGCTGGCACTGGAAAGGGTGGGCCCAGCGCGGCTCGCCGAAGTGCTGACCGACCTCGCCGACGAAACGCTCAAAAGGCGCGTCCAATGAAAACTGCCGAAGTCATGCCCCGCAAGGTCAAGCGCAACCGCCGCAGGCGGTCGTCGACCGATCGGGAACGACACGCCGCGGCCATGCTGCTGGCTCCGGTCGTCAGGCGGGTCGTCCTCGGTGCCAAGCTGGCTGACGTCTGGCCAAAGGCGGTCCGCGCCTGCCGCGTCTGCGGCTGCACCGACGACCGCGCTTGTCCGGGCGGGTGCTGGTGGGTCGACACTGATCTCTGCAGCAGCTGCGCGTGACGGTCAGGATCCTCGAGGGCCACGTGCTCGATGTGCTCGCCACGCTCGCGGACGAGAGCGTGCACTGTGTGGTGACCAGCCCGCCCTATTACGGGCTGCGCGACTATGACCTGCCGCCGCAGGTTTGGGGCGGTGATCCGCATTGCACGGCGTGCCAGGACATCGATGCCGGTGCCTTCTGCCGGCATTGCGGCGCCTGGCGCGGTGACCTCGGATTGGAGCCCTCGCCCGAGCTCTACATCGAGCATCTGCTCGCGGTGTTCCGCGAAGTCTGGCGGGTGCTGCGCGCCGATGGCACGCTGTGGCTCAACATCGCCGACAGCTATTGCTCGCGCGGTAGTGCCTCGGGGGCGCTGGCGGCGACCGGGTTGCGCTCGCCGGCACGCGCCCATCTGGCGCGGCCCGAACAAGGCAAGCCGGCGATCGCGCGCAGGCGCCGCAGCTGGGGCGAGGCCAAGAACAAGGACCTCTTCCTGATTCCGCCGCGGTTGGCGCTCGAATTGCGCGCCGCAGGCTGGTACGTCCGCAAGGACAACATCGTGCACAAGCGCAACCCGATACCCGAGTCGGTCGAGGATCGCACAACCAGCGCGCACGAGTACGTCTTTCATCTGAGCAAATCGGAAACCTACTGGTACGACGCCGCGGCGATCCGCGAGCCGTTTGTCGACGACCGCATGGGCCGCGACGGCGGTCGCGGACAGAGCGAGCGCAACCGCGGTGGCCGCACCGACGGCTTCACCAAGCCCAACAACATCGACCCTTCGACCAATGGCGGGCGCAACCGGCGCTCGGTGTGGACGATCTCGACGCGGCCGACACCCGAGGCGCATTTCGCGACGATGGCGCCACTGGTCGCCGAGATCTGCATCCTCGCCGGCTGCCCGGCCGGCGGGGTCGTGCTCGACCCATTCCTCGGCAGTGGCACCACGGCGATCGTCGCCGACCGCCTGGCGCGCGACTGCATCGGCATTGAGCTGAGTCCCGGCTATGTGGCAATGGCCGACCGGCGGGCGCGCGAGCCCGGCTTTGCGCTGCTGCTGCCAGCGGAGGCGGCAGCGTGAGCGACCTGTTCAGCTGGGCTGATGGTGCGGCGTTGCGCGACGCGGGCATGGCGCTCGCCGGCGAGGCTCAAGAACAGGAGCAGCCCGGCTGGGGAGAGCGCGCTTATCTGGCGATCGTCGCCGTCGCGCGCCGGCAGTCGACCGTGCATGTCGATGATCTGCTGCGCGTCTTCACCGAGCGGCCCAAGCACTTCAATGCCTGGGGCGGGGTGTGGCGCCGAGCCATTGCCGACGGGGTGATCAGCCGCACCGGTGCGATGCGAGAGGCCGCCGATCGGCGCAAGCACCGCCACCATTATCCGGTCTACCGATCGGAGATCTTTCAGTGATCGAGGACGTCGGCACACAGGACCGCGGCTGGGGCTGGCTCAACATCGCCGCGCTGCTGACAGAGCCCTACCGGTCTCGGCTCAGCCTGCCGCAGAAGATCGCACTCTTGCGCTGCTGTCGCATGATGGCGGCCGGCAACGCCGATGGCTGGACCATCCAGGTCGAGAAGACCGGGGTCGCCTGCGCCGATTTCGAGCCGGCGATCGAGCGGGCGCTCGACGTGCTCGAGGGCAAGCCGCACCTGTTCCCGCCGATGCAGATGGAGGTCCCGTGACGCCGGCCGCTGCGTTCCAACTGCGCGCGCTCCACATGGCGCTGCAACTAGCCAGTGTTGCCACTGGCGATCACCGCCCCGGCGTTGCCCGGGAGCTGGTCGACGAAGCCCTCGACATCGCCTTTAAACATTGCTTTTGGGCCGCCGAGCGCGGGCTAGACCCCCACCAGATGCTGGCCGAGCTGGGCTTCGATATGTCCCGGCTGACCAGCTGGGGCCCGGCGCTCTGGCACCTCGTGGATTTGTGGCTCGATGAGGTCTGGCCCCGATTGCAGCCATCGTCGGGGCGAGATGAAGGGGGTTCCTCGGGCCACAAAATGAGCGGCGCCGGTCAGCGGGGGATGTGCTGGAGCCGGCGCCGCCGATCGCGATCGCGACTCACGTCACACCGTTCGGGGGGAATGAACAGTGCTCCGTTCAGACCAGCAATATAGTCGAGTTTTGTGTAATTTTCGAGACTTAGCTGTGAAAAGCCAAGTCTCGACGCCGTTGCCGCGCTCGGGGGAGCGCGGATCCACTTCAGCTAGGGGGTAAAAGGGGATGACCGAGACACGGTGGTACAAGCGGTTTCACGGCACGGCTTACGACCCGAAATTCACCGCTGCCGGGCTCGAAGCCCAATCCACGCACTGCAATGCTTTGGGGGTATGGGACGCGTTACTTGAGACGACTAGCGACCGCGAAGAAGACCGCGGCTCGCTTGCCAATGTCGACCTCCGGGTGGTCGCCGCAGGCCTGCGGCTGGGGCTCGAGGAGGTCAAGCGGATCTGGAGCGCCTTCGTCAGCCTCGGCATGATCGTCGGCGAACGGGTCGCCCAATGGGCCAAGCGCCAGGGGGCGGCCGCCATCAAGCTTGCCCAGGCGGTCTCGCCGGCGGCCGTGCGACAGCGCCGCTATCGGGCCCGTCGAGCGGCGGCAGGCCTCGAACCCGAACTGCCGGGACTCGAGAGCGTCACCGAGGCCGTAACAGGCGTCACACCGGGCGTCACCCAACGCGTCACATCGGCCGCAGAAGAAGAAACAGACAGAGATAAGATTCCCCCCCGCGGGGGCCCCCCCCAAGGGGGGACCGCACGCGCTCGATTTAATCGATCGACGGGAAGCAGGACCTCAACGGCTGGCACCACTGCGGCTGAAGCGATGACCTGGGGCCGCCCGGCGCCCCATCAGATCGATATGCTGCTGCCAATCGACGGAGAGATCATCGATGAGCAGTTCTACCGATATCGTCGTCCTCGGCGGAAGTCGCCCCACCAGACCCTCCATGAAGCCGCGATTAGAGTCGGCCTTAGAGCGCAGCTCGCTCGTGATCTTGCCCGAGGACAGGCCACCGATGCGTATCCCAGATGGGGCATGGCTCCCGCCGGTCGCTGATGCCGCACTACTGGCCCAAGCCGATGCTCAGATCGGCCGCCTCGAGGATTACCTGGCGCCGATTAATCCGGTCAGGCTGACGCTGCGCATTTCGACACTGCTGCGACAGTATTGGGTGCAGGGTGGCGATGACTTCTCGGACGAGCTGTCGCTTGAGTTATGGATCGACGCACTGGCATGGGCTCCCGAATGGGCAGTGGCCGAGGCGATCGCTGAATGGTTTGCCAATTCGCGCGTCAAACCGACCGGTGCCGATCTGGTTGCGTTGTGCCGGGAGCGCACCGCCGACGCCGACGTCGAACTCTTCTGCCTGCGCCGCCTGGTCAATCCGTGGGAGCAAGAGCAGGCGCGCGCGCGCCAGGCGGAAGCCGATGCAGCGCGTCAGCGCGCCGCCGAGCGTGAGGCGTTCAACGCCGCCAACCCCGACTGGACATTGGGCCTGCCACGGCAGCAACGTCGCATGCGGCCGGTCGAGCTCGAGCCGTTTGACACGAAACGGCACCGTGCGGTGTTGGAGGAACTCAAAAAGTTCCGCCTGCGCGCTGCCCGTCATCGGAGAGTGATTGAAGCAATGCGCCAGGCCGGATTAGATCCAGACGGCAACCCATTAACGGGAGGAGGACCCGATGAACAATTCTGAGCTGATCGACGCGGTGGCAGAGAAGGCGGTGCTGACAAAAGCAGCAGTCAAGCACACGGTCGACGTCGTGTTCGAGGTGATCACCGACGAGCTCGCGGCGGGCAATGACGTGCGGATCCACGGGTTCGGCACGTTTCACCCGCACGAGCGAAAACCCTACATGGGCCACAATCCGCAAACGGGCGAAAAGATCAGCGTGGTAGCCAAACGCTCGGCGAAGCTCACGATGGGCAAGGCGTTGACCGGCGCACTGAACCCGCCGGCACGGAAGCCGGCGCGGAGACGGGCGTAGCACCGTTTATTGCCACTGGCGCAACTGGCCGGGATTTGCCCGACATTTTAGCAGCCAGATGTTGGTACATCGGGCAGCTGAGGCATGCCGGAACGTTGTGCGGGGCGAAATCAACGACCGGGACCGCGACCGGGACCGGCACGACAAAGGCTGGCGGGGTCACGATCGCGGCCCGTCGCAACTGGTCGTCGACCGCGTTTTTCTCGAAATGGTTGTCCAGCAGCAGGCGGCCGCGCAGCGCGGCGTTGCCGAGACCGGCGACCATAAGCAGGAAGTCGGCGTTGGGGCGCCGCATCCGCTTAGCATAGGTCTCGCGGACCATTGCCTCGACCAACATCGCGGAGTGCCGGGTCACTTTGCGCCCGCCGGCCAGCCAGCGCCGCACCAATCGGGGATCACGATGAACCGCATGGGCCAACGCCGTCTGCCAGCGCGGTCCGAATAGGTAAGTGCCGAGTTGTTCGAGGTCGCTCGGCTCGAGTCGGTGCGGCATCCCCCGTCCCATACGTTCCTAATTAACCATGCTGAACAGGGACTCCCGTTTACCAGTCGTTTACATCAGCCGCCGTCAGGGTAGAAGCACAGCCCCGCGGCACATGTCGCGCATTGCGGACATCCGCGGGTTTTCTTGACTTTTGCGGGATGCGCGTGCTATACACTGACGAAATTCACGATCTACCAGACCGCCCGGCGCGAACCGCTGCGGCGGTCTTTTCGCGTGTGCGAGGTGGTATGGGTCGGCGCGGCCGGTTCCGAAAAACCGGGCGTCGGACCCCGAGTGGCCGACTGTCCCAGGCCGGGCAGCAGCCCGATCACAATCCGTTCCTGCTCGCTCAACGCCTCCGGGTGGTCGACCCGGGGCTGGCTGAGGCGTTCCTGGCGCTCGCCTGTCGACCCGAAGCGGCTCGGTCACAAGAGGAGCAGGCTATCGTGGTCCTCGGCACGCAACGCGCGCACAACCCGAACCTCGCCTACCCGCCCGGCATTGCCTACGAGCGCGGGCTGTTTCGTAACACTGATGCCGCCGGCGAGACCCACGACGGGCGCGAGTTGTTACAAGCGGCCGACATCTATGTCGGGCTGCACCGCTCGGTATGGGGCAAGCTGAGCGACGACATCGAAGCCGACATAACCCGCCGCTGGGGTCCCCGCGCTTTTGAGCTGTTGCTCGAGGTCGGCCGGGTCAACGCCCCCGCACCGCCAGCCAGCCACTTCCGCCAACTCGTCGCCGGCACCCCGGCACCGCTTACCGATCCCGACCCCGACCAATACCTGCGCCGCCGGCTGCGGCTCGCCGATCGCTATGCCGCGGCCCGCACCGTCTTGCTGCAGCTCAGCCTGCTGTCACTGCACGTCGTCGAGGCGATCGCGATCGAGGGTAGGACGCTTGGCTTTTTGAAAGCCGGGACGCCACGCACCGCGAGTAGCGTGCGCGACGAGCAGGCCTTTGTCGCTGGGCTCAAGGCGCTGGCTGACCATTTCGGGCTCATCGAACGCGCCAAGCAACGCATACGCACCACGCGCGAGCGGGACGAATTGGCCCCGGCTGCTGCCGGATGAAGGGGGAAAAACATGCTCACGGTGAATGTCCTCGGCCCGCTCTCGATCCTCGTCGATGGACGGCCGCTGATCCATGCACCAAAGAAGGGCAAGGCACTCTTGGCCTATCTGGCGATCGTCCGTGAGCCGGTCTCGCGCGAACGCCTGGCTGATCTGTTGTGGCCCTACCAGGGTTCCGAGCAGGCGCGGCACAGTCTGCGCAACTGCCTGCTCGATGTGCGCAAGCACCTCGGGGCATCTCGGGAGATGTTGCGCAGCGACTTCACCTCATGCTGGCTCCAGGCGGAAACCGATCTCCAGCGCTTCCTCGACCTGGCTCGATCGGGCAGCCGCGCGGCGCTCGGCGCCGCCGGCAAGCTGGTCCGCGGTGAGCTGATGGACGACTTCGTGGTCAACAGCGAGCCCTGGTGCGAATGGTGCGACGGCGAGCGCGAGCGGGTGCGCGAGCTGCTGAACCGGGCGCTGACCAAGTATTCCGAGGCTTCGACCGCGGCCGGTCAGCAAGAGGAAGCGATCGAGGCGGCGCGCCGTCTGGTCAAGCTCGACAACCTGCACGAGCCGGCTCATCGGTGCCTGATGCGGGCCTTGGCTGCTGCCGGCTGGCGCAGTGCCGCACTGCAGCAATACAAAAAGCTGCAGAAGATCCTGCAGGACGAGCTCGGCGTAACCCCCGACGCGGCCAGCCGGGAGCTGGCTGAGGAGCTTGCCCAGAGCGAGCGTGAGCCCGAACCGGTGCCGACGGCGCCCGAACCGGTGCCGCCGCTCAGGCTCGTGTTGCCGGCAGCGCCCGCGGCCTCGCAGGCGCTGCGGAGCCAGCTGCAAAAGCTCGCCATCCAAGTCGAGGCTTGGCGCACCGGCGCCGGTCGCCTGACGCGCGGGCTCGTCGAGGAGTTGGGCCAAGCGGTGGTCGACGCCGACCAGCGGATCGGCGAGCTCGAGGACCGCCTTGCCGAAGTTGCGGCGAGCGCCTGGCCACCGGATCCGATCCGGCCGGACGCCGAGTACGCCGCTGCGTGAGGCAGGGCAGCGTCGGCAATGAATTCAGAGAACTGATCCGCAAGCTCGAGAAGCTCGACCGCGAGCCGGAGCGCCAGGCCAAGCGGCGCGAACGGGCCGAGGCGAAGAAGCGCAAGGCCGGAAAACCAGCGTCTTCCCGATAAACCTGCCGCCGGGCGATGCACCAAAAGTGCACCGAAAATGCACCGCGGCAGCACCGTCAGGGTGTCCAGGGCCGGGCCCGGTGCCGCGTCATGGCGGCATAAAAGCCCTGGCACACTCTCTCAAACGCACCCGGACCACCCGGACCACCCGGACCACCTTGGGGTTCGATAATCAGGATTATCGCCGGCAAGCGATTGGCCCGAAAGCGGCGGTTTGCCTGGGTTTTTCAGCGTTCTTTGGGTTCGATAATCGAGGGTCGCGGGCATGGTCGAGACATTGCCCGCGCTGCCCGTCGACCTCTCTGACCTCGCCGCACGCGCGGCGGAATTTGCGCGCAGCTCACGCAGCGCGGCTACCGAGCGGGCCTACCGCTCCGATTGGACTGATTTCTCGGGATGGTGCGAACGAGCCGGCTTGAGCCCCTTGCCGGCCGCGCCCGCGACGGTGGGGGCCTACCTCAGCGCCCGCACCGGGGAGCTCAAGGTGGCCACCCTCCACCGCCGACTGGCTGCGATTACGGCGGCACACCGGATGGCGGGACTTGGTCTCGATGGTGGTCATCCGGCGATTGCCCGGGTGCTGGCCGGCATCCGCCGAGCCTACGGCACCCGGCAACAAGCCAAGACCGCCATTTTGACCGAAGACCTGCGCCGCGTCGTGCGAGCCCTGCCAACCACGTTGGCGGGGATTCGCGATAAAGCCGTGCTCCTTGTGGGCTTTGCAGGCGCATTTCGACGCTCCGAGCTGGCAGCGCTCGACCTGGGCGACATCAGCCTATCAAACGCCGGCCTCACCATCACCATCCGCCGCTCGAAGACCGACCAGGAGGGCGCCGGCCGGCAGGTCGGGATCCCGCGGGCGCGCAAGACCTCGGTCACCTGTCCGGTGGCGGCGCTCGAATCGTGGCTGAACGAAAGAACCGAATTAACCAATTCTGACGCGCTGTTCCTGGGCGTCTTTCACGGCCGGCTGATGGGCCGGCTGTCCGGCCAGGCGATCGCCGAGATCGTCAAGCGAGCTGTAAACCGGGTCGGTTTTGACCCGAGCAAATTCGCCGGTCACTCGCTGCGCAGCGGGTTCGCGACCTCGGCCGCCCGCGGCGGTGCCGACCTCGCCTTCATCATGCAGCAGACCGGGCACAAGAGCGCCGACGTCGCCCGGCGCTACGTCCAGGCCGGCAGCCTTCTCCAAAACCCAGCATCAAAGGCAGTCAAACTGTGAGCGAGTTCGACCCGCTTCCGCGCGAATATTTCGATCCGCCCAACCTGATCATCGTCGGCGCCGACGAGCGCCGGATCACCCCGCAGGAATGGACCGTGCTGCAGCAGCTGTGGCAGAGCCGCGGCGCGCTGGTTTCCGGGAGGGGCTTCCTCGAGGTGCTCTACCCAGAGCCGAAAACCCCGCCCAAGCAATTTGCCAACCTGTTGAAGGTCACGATCTGCCGGCTGCGCGCAAAGCTCGCCGGAACCCCGGTGAAAATCGAGACCGTGCACCGCAAGGGCTACCGGCTGCGCAGGACCGCAACTGCTGCTGCCTGACCACTGACTGACTGACGGGGGCCGCTGATGCCGACACCTTTCGGAGAGGACGGCTGCCGCTACCTCGTCGACGATCGATGGCATCAGTGCGGTGTCAAAGAGCAGCCGGGCTCAAGCTATTGCGCCGAGCATCACGCGCTTTGCTACCTGGCGCGCAACAGCGTGGCCGAGGGCCGGCGACTGCGCCTGATCGACCGGATCGGAGATGCCGTCGGCGGCCGTCAGGCAGCCTCTGCACTCGCCAAGCTGATGCTCAAGATCGCGGCGATCGAAGGTCACGCATGACGCGCTCACCGCTCGCAGCGCGCGATGTTGCGCCCGGTACCAGTTGGGCTTTCCACGACCATCGGACGCTGGCCGAGGTCATAGCCGAGGAGGCCCTGCATGAACGCTCGGGACGTGGCGGGGCTCAACGGCCGGCTGGCGATCGCGCTGAAAGCGGCGCGCGCCGTCGGTGCGACCGGCTCGGATGAGGAACTGACCAACGCGATCCTGCTCAAACACGGCGCCGGCGAGATCGACATCAGGCCGCTGCTGACACGGCTGCGGCGGGCGTCAGCACGAAGAGCCAGCCCGGCGCGAGCCCGAACAGGTTTCACATGAAACACGCCGAGCTCGTCCTCTGCGACGACTACCTCGAGGCCGACGAGATCTACGCGGCGATCGCCCAGGCGATTGCCGCCGAGCGAACCTTGCTGGCGGCACAGGGTGCGGATGGGGTCGCGCGGCCGCGGACCCTCGGGTGGTCAGACAAACCGGATGGGCTGCTGGTCGAGGCCGATCAGGCTCGCTACTTCATCGGCTGGGGGGACAGAGAGGGCATGACCCGTTTGGCTTCCCTGATCCGCGCCGAATTTGTCGCCGGTGTCGCCGGCAGCTGCTGAGCCGGCCAGGCAGCGGCGACCGCGGTTCTACGTTTTTCGCGTGCTGCACAAGGGGGATCCGCCGGTCGTCTCGGCGCTACCCGGGTCATTCACCGACCTGATCAACGCGTGGCAGGAGGCGGGCTGCCTGCGCGCCGAGCAACCGCAAGCGATCTTCATCGCCGGCGAGCTCTGCTCCACGCAGTGAAGCCGGCCTTTTCGAATTTGCCCCCTAAAAAACGGATCTTCGCATGTCGCTCATGCTCACCCGGTGTTGGGTGCCGCAGTCGGCACCCATGGGAACCATTGTTGGCTACCTCCACTGCTACAATTCGGGCGTGACGGTGCCGAGCAACTTTCTGCTCGATCCAGATGCCGCCGGCCTGTTCATGATCAACGGCAACCAACTGGTGACCGCGGCCAAGATGCTGCCGCTCGGTTTCTATGCGCTGCAGATCAGCGCGGTGGCGACCAATCTGAGCGCTCTGGAAGACGGGTGGTTCACGATCCAGGTGACGCCGCCGGCTCCTCCGCCACCCCCGCCGCCACCACCTCCGCCGCCGGCGTAGCTTTCTATATCGCGGCGAGGTGCCCGATGGCGCTCTGCGAGCATTGCCGCGCCGAGCTGGCGAGCCAGGAGCGTTTGCCGCCGCCGTGGTTTGATCACGACCGGCACACCGTCGCCGGCGAGCATCTCGGCGTAAAGAGATGGCAGATCCTCGAGATCCTGTGGCGGCGCCGCGACAGGGCGGTTTCGACTGAGACGCTGATGACCTTGCTCTACAGCGACCAGCCCGACGACCCGCCGGACGACAAGATCATCGACGTCTACATCTCCCAGTTGCGCCGTGATCTCGAACCGACGCCGTGCTCGATCAGGACCGATTGGGGGTTCGGCTACCAGCTATGCGAGTACAAGCAGACCGGCGACCCGGTGCTTGGCGAGGTCGACGACGACGTGCCGCTACCGCAGCGGCCGCTGCGCACCGTGGCGGGCTGGGTGCGGAACGACAAATATCAGCTCGCCGAGCTCAAGGTCGGGCAGAGCCGGCGCGTCGACAACGCGAAGCTCAGCACCCTGAAGTCGGCCTGTCAGCGCGCCCAGCAGCGCGGCCACGGCAGCTTCACCGCCGGCTGCGATGGGAAGGGAGTCATGCGCATCTGGCGGGTCGAATGATCGCCCCCTCGGGCATCCGATTGCTATGGCGGGCGAGCCGATGACGGCGCCGCTGTTCAAATCGCCGCATGAGCCGATCGCAGAGCCCGACCGCGGCTGTCGTGATCTACGAAGCTGCCGCGCTGCACATCGCCGAGGGTTTGATCATCCTCAGCTCGAGGGCCGCCGATAGCTCGATCGGCATCGCCTCGATGTTCCAGGCGACAGTCGAGCAGCGCACCCTGCTTGGTGTCAGCCTGCTGCTCTCCTCGTGGCTGGCGATCCTCGCCCTGCGGCGTGCGGGCGTCTTCGCGATCTTCGCTCTCTTACCCCAGCAGACCCTGCTGCTGATCACCGCGATCGGCGCTCTGTGCTTTGCCGGCATGGGACACTACGCCGACGGGTATGAGCCGGCCGGCGGCAGGCTGTTCATCCTGGCCGACCAGCTGCCGCGCATCCTGTTCGCGCTGGCCCATGGTGTCGCGGTCTATCCGTGGTTCTGGGCCAACGATGCACCGGCCCGCAAACGCACCGTGGTCGACAACATCATCGCCGGCGCGACCTGGGTTTCGCACGCCGCGGATCCCGTCGATGACGACCTGCTGGTGATCCCGGCCGATGAGTTGCGCCAGATCGTCGAGGCCAACCTCTTATGATCGCACGCCGGACCTACCGGCCACGGCCCAACATGCCGGTTGGGTCCGGGGCTAAGCCGAACGCCGTCTATGCCGGCCCCTACTCGCGGCGAAAAGGCGGCGTATTCGCCGCCCTTTTGCCCGAAAGCGGGCAGCACAGCAGGAAAGCCCATGGACCGGATGCTGAAGTTCTTCGCTTACGACCATCTGCGTGACGACCTGAAGCTGGTCTCGCAGGCCTTCGCCCATCTGGCCCATCACATCGCGCAAATCGTGCCCCAGGGTCCGGAACGAACGGTCTCCCTGCGTAAGCTGCTCGAAGCCAAGGACGCCGCGGTCCGCGCCGTCGCCATCCCGGAGAGCGAATGACCAAGCGTCTCGAGCCCGAAGCCAAGCGGCTGCGGGCGCTGTCACCGGCGGCGCTGGCCGACGCGATCGGCGCCCATCAGACGGCGATCGAGGCGCTGAAGGCCGAGGCGATCCGGCGCGGCCACCTGCGCGTCGAAGGGACCGCCTACCGCATCGTGCTGAGCCCGCCCGGCACCTCCCAGCGCACCGACAAGACCAAGCTCCTCGAGGTCCTCGGGATCACCGCGGCCGAATTCACATCGCGTTTCACACACACGGTGCAGACCGGCTGGCGGCTGACATGCACGCCGCTGCGCAAGCTGGGCGCCCTCGCGGCCGCGGCGTAAAGGGATTAAATTAATCGGGTCCGGGCCGGGCCCGGGCGATCGATCCACCCATCGATCGGTCCAATCCCATCCCGACTGCGGGGCGGCCCATCCGGGGCCGCCCCCCCGTTTATGCGGCGAACAGATCGCCGATGACCGCGCTGGCGCGCAGCGCCAGCTCCATCTGGGCCAGGTGCTTTTGGATCAGCGCCAGCTTGTCGGCATAGGTCGCGGCCTTGCCGGGATCGATCCGTTTGACCGCGACGATCTCGTTGTCGTCAAAGCCCATCGCCAGGATCTTGCTCACCTGATCGATCTTTTTCTCGAGCCGGCTGGCGGCGCGCAGCTCTTGCTGGCTCGGCGGCTCCTGGGCGGCGACGACCTGGTCGAAGATCGAGACCTGCGCCTCGGCCTCACGCAGCGCCAGCGACATCGCGCGCAGCGCTTTGTAAGTCGGGCACTGCCCGGCCTTGATCGCGCCAAACAGGCGGCGTTGGCCGACCGGCGACAACTGCGCCATCTCGTAGGCTTGAGAGTTCGTCAGATTGCCGCTGGCGAGCAGCTGCAGGTACTCGTCTTCGAGCTTTAGAAGGGATGTCCGCTCGGTAATGCGGAACGGCACCTTGCCGAGCGCCTTGGCGGCGGCTTCGACGTCACCGCCGAGCTCGTCGACGAGTCGCTGGTAGGCGTGGGCTTCTTCGAGCGCGGTCATCGGTTCACGCGCGGCATTCTCGATAATCTGCGTCACAAGCACGTCGGTGCCCGTCAGATCGAGAACACGAGCGAGGATCATCCTGGCCTTGTTGTGCTGATGGGCGCGCCAGCGGCGCTCACCAAAGACGATCCTCCAGCCGTCGCCGTCGGGCCGGACGCCGATCGGCTGCAATAGGCCGTTCTCGCGGATCGAGCCGGCGAGTTCGGCGATCGAGCCGGGGGTGAATATCTTGCGCGGCTGGGTCGGGTCGCGATGGACCTTTGCCATTGGCAGCGCGCGCACCTCGAGCGCTGGTGTCTCAGACATGGGGGGTGTGGGCTCCTCGGAAGGAAGGCGGTTAGCGGGCCAGAGCCAGGTCGAGCACGTGCCTGATCGGCTCAAACAGGCTGCTGACGAAGTAGGCGAGCGCACTGCCTGAGCCGGCTGCCAGACACAGCACGAGCACCAGCAGCACGATTGCCTCGAAGCGGTGGCCGCGCAGAAACGACCAAACGAGATCGCTCACAGCGTCACCCGCTTGATGGTCGCGTCGGCCGGGATCGACTTGTCGAGTGCGATCGCGCGCAGTGCCACCTGGATCGCCAGCACGCTCGACGATGCCGCGGTCTTGACCACGGTCTTCTTCGGTTTGTCGGCGCCGGCTGGGAGCCAGGTGAAGGCCACGTTGAAATCGCGCGGGCGGGTCATGACTTGCGGCTCCCCTGCCAGTCGCGGTAGCGCGCTGTCTTGAGTTTCTCGCCGCTGACCGGTTTGGGCGTTGCCGCCGAGCCGATTGCCTTCCTGGTCTGTTGGCCGTCGCCGGTCAGCGGGAAGCGCTGCGGCTTGGCGAGTGCGGCGTCGTGCGCGGCCACGTGCTGGCGATACCAGCGCGAGGTAATGCGGCTCATTGCTTTGCCCACCGCTTGAAGGTTTTGCGCTCGCCCGAGTAGGCGGGTGTGAGAAGCATTGCTTCCCACGCGGTTTCGACGTGATAGGTGCGCGCGGGATTGGCGCGCGCGTTGGCCGTTGGGTCGTAGGGTGGGGCGCCGAAGCCGTGCGTTTTGAGATAGGCCGGGTCCCGCCCGCGAGGGGCGCGGTAGCCAGTGCGCAGCTCGAAAGAGGTTGGCGCGTTGGCGCGCGCACGGGCCAATGTGAGGGGGGAAGGTGATTGGTGCAATTTAGGCTCCGTCGGAAGGAAGTAACCACACACTTATTGTAGCAGATTACGCTACTTAGTACATTGAAAAGCGCTGTGCTCTCGCAGTGTTACTCTGCTAAGTCAGTGAGATCATGGCGCGCGCAACTGGCTTCTATTGGGTGAGGCTTCTCGGATCTTCCGAGCACCCCGACGGGTGGACGATTGGCGAATGGTCCAACAGCGCGCCCGACGGCGCGGGCCACAGGTGGCGTCTGCCCGGCTACTCGTTTCACGAACACGACAACGCATTTCAGGAGATCGACGAGCGCCGCGTCGAGCGGGTCAAGCGGCGCACCTGGCGCAACGATCGTGAGCCGCTGACGAGATCGCGCAATTCGCGGCCGACGTCCTGAACCTGACCCTTTGGTCGAGAGGCTGATCAGGCGCGCGCTGTTCGTCGCGTTTGTGCTCTTTGTGATATTTGGTTGGCTTGGTCTGGTAGCTGTGGTCGAGGCAGCTTGGCGCTGGTTCTGGGGCTAAGGCGAAGGCGGGGCCGGGAAGAAGCGACCGCCGCGACGGCTGACATGCTTGGTATTGACCAGCAGCCGCATCATCAAGTCGAACTCGTCGCGGGTCAGATGGTCGGTCAGTGCGGCATAGAGCCGATCAGCGCAGGCACCCTGTGGCGTGTCATTGACCACGCGCACCACCGCTTCGGTGACGCGCCGGGCGGTGATCATCGCGATCTTGTTGGCCTCGTCGCTCAGGCGGGCAGCGCTCACAGCAGCGACTCCTTGGCGGCGCGGCTCATTGGTCGGCTTGCTTGTCGCGCGCGACCAGGCGGGCGATCAGATCGTCCAGCTCCTTGCCGGTCGCGCCGCTCGCTATCGTGATGCCGCGGTTGCCGCGGAAGCCCATCTGCTCGCCATGATGGTGTGCGCGGCAGAACTCGTTCGAGCATTCGCCGCGGGCATTGCCGTGGACGCAGCGGCTGCTGGATTTGCGGGACTTGCGGGCCATCGGGTCTCTCCTCGGAAGGGCGGGCGGCTTATACCAGCCCGTTGTCGTAGAAGTGGATCTTGCGGCCGCCGACGGTGCGGGGCAGCTCCAGCTCGGCCGCTGCTTTGCGGGTGACGCGATAGAAGAAACCCTCTTTGAACAGCCAGCCCTTGGTGACCGCGTATTTGACGGCACTCTCGGGCACGTATTCCAAGCAATCTTCCAACTCGACTACGTGCCGGCCGCGCAGTGCGTTCTTGATATCCTCGTTGGTGTAGCGCTGCAGCTCTTCCGGCTTCCACTGGCGGATCAGGTGGCCGTCGTCGTCCTCGTCAAACACCGGGGCTTCATTGAACGCCTTGAAGGCGATCGCGCCGGCCCGGCTGGCCGAGCCGCTGCGGACGTCGTAGCTGAAGCGCTTGTGCGCAACCCGCGGGAGGGCCAGAGCTGGTTTGCGGGACTTGCGGGCCATCGGGTGCTCCATCGGAAGGAATGAATAAGTAATCACAAGATCATCATAGGATAGTACCTTACATTGTAAAGAAAAAAGCGCTCTTTTATGCGTTTTATTTGCACTCATCCCGGTGATTATTTGGGGCCGGTCTGGTCAGCCCTCTTGCACACAAGCCGCATCGCGCACGGCTGCCGATCGGCACCAGGTCGTGGCCAGGGATCTCGCGCCAGTGCCCGCATTCCAGCCATACCCAGCGGCCGAGCGCGCCGCGATGGCCGAGGTCGACAATGGCCCGCAACGGCGCACCGCGGCCGGGATGGCGCTGCAGCCTAACGAAGGCATCATGTCGCAGCGGCGCATCGCGGCCGGTCATGGCAGCACCAATTACCAGTGGGCGTGTCGCCCGTTGTTCCACAGCTGCAGCACGATCGTGTTGACGTTGGTGCCGACCGAGGCGAACGAGCATGGCGGCAGATCATCCCACCGCCCGTTCTTCTCCTTGACCAGCGCGCGCAGTGCCGTGGCCTTCTTCGACTCGCGGAACTCGGTGCCGGCCGACATGATCGCGACCAGCTGCCCCTCCGGCTTCAAGAACTTCATCGCATGCGTCACGTGGTCGACGTCGCGCTCCAGATCAAAGGGCGGGTTCATCACAACGCAGTCGTAAAGCCGCTTCGGGTCCGGCTGCATCTGCAGAAAGTCGCCGCACCAGACCTTGCGATAGAGCCGCTCGGCGCGCAACGCGCGCGCCAGCTTCGGCTGGATCTCGACGCAGTCGACCCGGTGGTTGAAGGGATAGGACCGGTCCTCGTCGCGGAACTTGTTGCCGACGTGGCCGGCGGTCGCGCAGCGGCGCGCCAGGTTGCCGGTGCCGGCCGAGGGCTCCAGGATCGAGAGCGGCGGCTTGTCCGGGTCACGCCACAGCGCGACCTTTGAGATCAGGTATTCGGCCGCCGCGTCCGGTGTCGGGAAGAACCCAAAGCGCCGCGCCACTGTCGTCTTGCGCTTGGCGAACAGGTCTTCCTGGGTGTGCGCGTCGGCGATGACCTCGCCATACCACTCGGCCAGTAGCTTGTTGACCTTGCACACCAGATCGTTGCGCTTGAACCAGAGATGCGCGTTGCCGTTCTTGTAGCCCTCGATCTTGAAGTATTCGGTTTGCGTCGTGCTCTGCTTTGGGCCGTAGCCGCCTTCGCGGCGATCCTGCTCGAGCTGCCAAACGCCGGTGCCATACTGCGCGCCGATATGCCCGCCATTGTCGAGGACCGCAAAGGTGCGCTCGATGTCGAGCAGCGTGTCGCGCATCGGGCCGTAGCTCAGCCCACCGCCAAAATCGCGGAAGGCGTAAGTCAGGATGATCCGCGAGCCGATCTTGAACCCGTCGTGGCTGCGGAAGCGGCGATCGAGCTTTGAGAACGCATTGGCGATGCCGCGCCGGAAGATCGTATCGGCGTCCATCGCGAACTGCTGGATCGTCGCATAGATGTTGTCGACGGTGACCGGCGGCATGCCCTCGCCGAGATCCTCGGGATGGATCACCTGCCCCTTGTCCCAGGCGCCGCGCCGCTCGACCCGGTCGGGCAGGTAGCGCATCTGCTGGCGCAGCTTCTCTTTGGCCTCGGTATCCATCAGCCGCTCGAGATCGGTGCGCTGCACGACATAGGACCACACACCAAGATCGGTCAGCCGCCGGGCGACGCGTTGGTACAGCTCGCGGTCCGGCAGCTTGACGGCCTTGTGGAAGTCCTGAACTTCGTGGACGCTGCTCTCGATCAAGGGTTTGGCGTCGCCGGTCGCGCGCTGGGCCATCGCGTGCGCGGCCTTGATCGCGGTGTCGGCCTGCTCGATCGCGGTAAAGGCCTGGTCGTAGAGCTCGAGCGCCTTGTTGCGGTAGCCGACGATCTCCTCGACCGTCGAGCGCGGAATCAGTTCACGTGCTGCACTCACTCAAATTTCTCCAAGGCTAGACTGATTGCGGTTGCGGTGGCGAGCGACACGAACGCGAGGGCGCCGAACCGGCCGTTGCCAAAGGACGCGATCACGAAGAGCACGCCGAATGAGCCGAGCACGGTGCTCAGCACCCACAGGCCCAGCCGCGACAGCAGCGCCGCGTTCATGGGTGCCGCATCCTGTCGACTCGCAATGCGAGCTCGACCGCCTTGGCCGGCGGGCAGCCGCGCGCCAGCAGCGAGCGGATGTGCTGGCGGTTGTCGCCCGAGATTTGCAGTCCGCGCTTGTCGAGGATCGCCTGCGCGGCATCGAGGCGGCTGATCGTCACGTCGGCGCAGCGCTGACGTATGCTCGCCGGGAAGAAATAGACGCGGCCCATCGGTCAGTCCCCCACGAATGGGCTTGACGAACGCGCGCTGACATAGCCGATGTCGCCATTCTCCAAGCGGACCGTGTAGCCCAGCAGCTTGCCGCTATCGATCTGGTGCCAGACCTGCTCGACCGTGGCTTGACGCGGGCGGTTGCTGAGATGGTTGCGGACGCTGATCTTGTCGCCGACCTGGTGGCTCATTGGGTCAGCCCCAGCGCGCGCAGGTGCTTGCAGGTGTGGCCCTTGTGATAGATCGCACCCGGGCAGCTGCAGCCCCATTGGCCGCTCGCCTTGCGCTGCGCCACCACATAGGTGCGGGCGCTGCTGGCGCTGCTGATCTCAAAGCGGTTTTGGTAGCTGTCGTTGGCGGGCAGCGCCTTGGCGCCCATCCGGTTCAGGGTTTCGAGGACTTCTTGCATCTCAGGCTCCATCGGAAGGAAAAAGATCAATAAACTCAAGCACTTAAGAATATCAGACAGGCTACTAGAGTCACGCAAAAAGCCCCGGTTAACCGTTTATTTACTGGCCGGACCTCGAACGTCACGCCGTCGATGCGCAGCTCGGTCAATCCCTCGACCGGGATCGAGCGCCAGGCGTGCTTGTCCTGGTCCCACACCACGATCAGGCTGTCGGTGGTCTTGCGGCCGGTGCCCTTCAGCTCGCCGACCTCGGCAAAGCGGCACCACATCTGGCGGACCTCGCCATTGCTGCGCTTGATGAAGGTGCAGCCAAAAAACCGGCCGGCGGTGGCGCGGATCAAGCGCGAGGCCTGCTGCGGAGTGATCGCCATTGGCTCACTCGCCGAGCAAGGACCAGCGCGGCTCGTCGAGTAGACGCTGCGGCTGGTTTTTCCAGATCCGCCCATCGTCCCATTCAATGATCATCGTGCCGGCGCTCGAGGGCGTGCCCTGCAGCGCCACGATGCGGCCAGTGAACCCGTCGCCGATGCCGGTGCGCCAATGCACCCGGTCGTTCACCTGCGGGATGCGGGCGGTCATGCGACCGCCCTCAGCTTGGCGCTGGCGCCGGTCAGCACCGCAACGCCGTGCTCGGTGTCGACCGCCCGCGCGTCCTTGCCCCACGGCAGCCCGTAGTGCTTGGCGCAGACCGGACCGTAACCCACCGCTGTCGAGCGCTCGTCGGTCAGAGCGGTGTTGCAGAAGCAGCACACCCCGGTCAGGTGGCCGTACTCGGCCGCCGCCTTGGCGGGATCCTCGGCCATCGCCTTCAGCGCCAGCGCCACTGCGGTCTGTGTCGTCTCGTCGTACTTGCGGGAGGGCTCGAACTGGCCGTCGCGGGTGACCCGGCCGTACCAGTCGCGCGAGCCATAGCCGCCGGCGGCGGAGCAGACGTTGATGCTGCCCGGGGCCTTCGACTTCGCGCCGGCGATGTTCAGCCGGATGTCGCGGCCGTTGGCGCGCACGATCACCGCCGGGTGCTTCAGGTGCTTGGCGGCGCGCTCGAGCAGGTCGACGATGCCTTTGACCGACCCGACGTCGGTGGTCTGGCGCTCTTGGGGCTGGGTGGCGCGGCGGGTCAGCTCGCCGACCCAATACCACTGCTTGTCGCTGAGGCCGCGGCTCTTGCCGCGCTTGCCTTCGTGCTGCAGGATCAGGCTTTCCGCGAACTCGTAGTCGCGCCCGTGCAGTTGATCCAATACTGCCCGGAGGGGTTCGATTGACTGCATGATGTGCTCCTCGGAAGGAAAAAGTTCAACAACATCAATAACCTAGCATAGTTCGCGCAGTAGTGGCAGAAAAATGCGCAGTGCGCGCAAAAAAAAGCGCGCCGGAGCGCGCGCCTTGCACTGAAAAGGGGGCTTAGCTCAGTGCGTCAGGGCAGTGAGTCAATGCGGCGGGCAAACGCCGCGGCCTTGCGCCATGAGTTGCGGCTACGGACTTCCGCGCTCAGTGGCGCGGCGTGTTGCGCGGCGCTGTTCGAGATGGCTCGGCGAAAACCGCCTGACCCGCGCCTGGTACACCGCGGGCTCACCGCGATCGAATTTCGCGAGGGCTGCTTCGACGCGTTGCCGGCGGCCGCTGCGGTCGTCAAGTTCGCGGTCTGCTTGAAACGCCCGGGCAAACTCGTCTAGCGCCCTGCGGATCGACAGCACGTCCCAATCGAGCGATTTGGTAATCGCACCCAGCGACGCACCGTCTAGCCATCGCCGTGCGATCTCCGCCTGCTCAGCAAGCGTGAGCTCGACAAAGGCTGGTGGTGTCTTGGCCTTGGCCAGGCGCTTGCGTGCGGCGGTGATGCGAACGGCGCGGTAGCGCGCGACGTCAGCCTCGATTTCCGCCAGCACCTCGGCCGGAAGATCGTCGGCGGTGTCGGAATCAGTCATCGGCATCGTCAGCCAAACAGGCGGCGGCGCAATTCCTTCATGGTCATCGCACGGTCGCCGGCCACCGCTTCGGCAAAGTCACCAGCGGTGCACTCGTAGGGCGGTGTCAGCCGCCCCTGCGGCAGCTGGTACACGACGCGGACCGGTGTCTTGATCACCTTGGCGTCATTGAGCCAATGCAGTCTGATATATCGGCTGTGTGCGACCAGGAAGCGTTTGAGCTTGGCGAAAGGCCACTGCCCCTCATCGCCGATGCGCCGCGGGTGCCGCCGATCCCGCGCGAACATCTCAAAGGCACGCTCGGTAAACGCCCGATGGTCGAGTTCGGGCAGTCTGCGATAATCCCAAAGCACATCGACGTCGTGCAGCTGGCTCGCCTCGGTGCGGTAGCTGCCGAAGATCGCCAACCCGGTCACTTCGACAAGGTGATCCTGCCGCGCGGCCGCGGCCGCCTGGGTGCGCTCGAGCAGCCCCGTGACGAGCCGATCGGCTGTGGCGCGGCTGATCGCCGGCAAAAATAGCGCGGCGCAGAGACTGCTGCCCGCGGACCCGATCTCGTGGAGCGGCACATCGGGGTCCCGGAATCCGCTTGCCCGCTTTCTCGAGCGCTTCGCCAAACGGCGTCTGAGCATTTCGGCCAACAGTCGCTCCGCCGCTGGTTGGTCGAGAGCGAAGAACTCGACGACGTCATCGATCTGGAATTTGTCGGACATCGATCCGCGCACCATGCGGAGGAACTCGCGCACCCGGGCGATGGGCAGACCGTCGACGGTATCGGTTCGGTCGAACTTCATTCGGTGGCCTCTGGAGCCAGTCCCTCAAGGCGGCGCAGCCGCTCGCCCTGGCGCGAGACTTGGCTGTGGGTCGCGCGGATCTCGGCTAAGAGTCGGGTGTGGCTGTTGTCGAGCCGCTGCACGATGGCGGTGAGCACGTTCACGTCATCGCGTAAGCTGGCGAGCTCGGCCAGCATCCGATCCTGCTGACGCGCCAGAAACTCCAGCGTGACCGGTTCGCGTTCGCTCATTCGGCAGACTCCTCGGAAGAGCAGAGCGCGCCCTGCGCTATCCCGGTCCCTTCGTTCCAGGTGCCGCAGCCGCAGAGCCATTGGCCGGCGTGGTTGATCACGTCGACCTTGGTCGGATTGAACACGTCGCCGCAGTCGCGGCACTGGATGATCTCGCCGGTGCGGTCGTAGTAGACGGTTTCGTCGGGCTCGCTCAGATCGATCAGCGCGACGCGCTGGCAGTCGCTCGGATGGTCGCTGCCTTGGTAGCGCTCGAAGACGTCGAACACGGTGGCGGTCGTGTCCGGTTTGGCTTGGTACTCGCGCGCCTTCTCGGCGGCTTGCTGCGGGTTGTCGGCCTCGAGGTCGATTTCCCAGCGGACGAGATAAGCGGTCATAGCCCGAAGCTCTGTGCCAGTTTTTCGGATTGCTCTTCCCCCACCTCGGCGATGCAGTCGACTGCCAGCATAACCTCGTGGCGAAACAGCTCGACCGAGAGATGGTCGAGTGTGCCGTGCGCGATGCGCATCCAGGCCTCGACGTGCCGCGGGTTGGCCTCGGGTGCGAGTCTGCGGATCAGGCCTTGGTAGCTAGTGACGGTCATTGTTATGTCCCCCGTGGTTGTGACGGCGCTCATGACTTGCGCCTCCGTCGCCTGGGCTCGATGATCTCGAGGGGCCAAGGAAATTTCGTCACCTCGATCATCAGCAGTAGCTCGTCGGCGAGCGTGCCGGCGGCGTAGTGCTTTTGGACCTCTTCGGCGTCGAGGAGCGGGCCGCTGCCGATCTCGGTGATCGACCATTCGAGGCTGATCGGATTGCCGGTTTGGCTTGACTCCTTGGGCTGACGCGCCGGATCGAAAAACTCCATGTGCGGGTGCCACTCGCCGCCGGCCTCGCACTCGGCCTTGTGGATCAGACCGAGCTCGCGGCAGAGCGACTGAACGTTCTCAAACTGGCCCCACGACGCTTCGTTGGCGCACAGGTACAGGTGGCGCTTCTCTCTGGCGCAGGCCTCGATCTCGGCGAGCGCTTTGTCTTCGTCGAGCGCGCCCCAATCGGGTCCGCAGCGGTCCTCGACGATCGCCTCGACCAGGCTGTCGAGATCGCGGCGCTTGATCTTGCCGCCGATCGTGATCGCGGCGTTGGCGTATTCGCCCATCAGCGTTGCTCCTGTTTCGTGACCAGCGCCAAGGCGATCTGGTGCAGCTTGGTGCCGGGCGCGTTGCTCGCGGCGCGCGCTCTGACAAAGGCGATGGCCGCCGCGTCGTCGGCGAAGGTGTCGCTGTCGTCGTCCCGCTGGATGGCGAGAGGGCCATGCCCGGCGCTGGTCAAGCACATGCACCAGCCTTCCAGCTGGGCGATCAGCATCGCCGGCCCGGTCAATTGCCCGTCGCCGACAATCTCGTCGTGTCTCAGCTGATCGGTGAGCAGCAGCAGCCTCTCGGTCGCCTCTTCGAGAAAGGCGCCGGGCCCATCGTCACAGGTCACTTGCCGCAGCCCATCGACATCGAGCTCGCGTTGATCCTGCAATTTCAGATCGTAGGTTGCCGCCGCGAGCAGCCGCCAGCAAGCGAGCACGGTGTCGTAATCGAACAGCACGCGCGGTGTCGTCATGTCATCGGTGCTCCTCGTCGAGATCGGCCGAGTGCCGCTTAGGGCAAAAATCTTCATGCGGACCCGTATCGTCGATGGCGCTACCGCCGCACTCGGGACAGATTGCGAGCGCGTCGCGAGCAGCCTTGTAGGCGATGTCGACGTCATCCCAATCGATGCTGCCGCCATCGCCCTGCGCCTCGCTATTTGCGTAGGCTTGCACGAGCAGCCGGCAGGCCTTTGCGGCCGGTCCCTCGCCGGCGATCTCTTGCAGTGCGGCGATGATCTCGGGGAGTGCCGACTTGGCGATCGACACGCGGCACGCTTCACAGGTCTTGCCGCGGCTGGTGATCGGGCTCAGCAGGATACTGGCTTCGCGATCTTGTTCGCTGGTCGACGAGACGTCGTAGATCTCGAGGCCATGCGTTTGCACATAGCGATTGCGACCGAGGCTATCGCGGTAACACGGCCTCGCAAACTTGATGATTCTGATCACTGTGTTGCTCCATCGGAAGGAAGGGGGGGAAGGGTACCGCTATTTCTTGCGGCTTTCGAGCCAGGATCGAGGGACGACCGGGACGTCTGGCTCAACACCCGGTCGGGGAACGACGTGAGTCGGTGGTGGCTTGGTGACCGGTTGACGCGGTTGCTTGCCGCCGCGCGGCGGTGACAGTTGGAGCTCGGGCACCTTGATGCCGAGCGTCTCTTCGAACCATACCGCGACGAGCCGGCGATGGCACCAGTTCTGTGGCACGCTGAACGGTGGCACTTCCCAGCACAGCAGCACCGGCTCTTCGGGTGCGACGAGCGCGACCAGCTCGGCATAGACCTGCTTGGGGTCGAGCCGCCCCAGCATCTCGCCGTACAACTCGCAATACCGCTCGTAGCTGACGCTGTTGAACCACGGCCCAGGCGCCAGCTTCGAGTACATGCGGTAGCCTGCCGGGTGATTGCGCGGCGCAAACCGCGCGATGCTGATCCGGCCGGGGCCGCTGTAGGTTCGGAACGAGCTTGTCTTCACCGCAACGCCTTTCCTTAGTGCCCGTGCAATTGTAGCACGTGACGGCGGCACTGGCACGGTGGTTGCGCGTGTCGCGACGATCGCCGCGGCAATCAGCTCCAGGTCACTGATTGGCTTGGCCATCGCTCAGGCGATCGGTTCGATTTCTTGGTACCGAGCCGGATCGATGACCATGCCGCAGCCGGGCTGCTGCGAGCGGTACTCGTCCTTTGGCAACAGGAAGTAGCGCTTGGCGACACCGGGCTCACGCGAGCCGCCGATCGTGGCCATGACGCCGGTCTTGCCCTCGGGCACCTTCTCGTGCCACTCGCCCCAGGCGCAGATGACCATCAGGTCATTGGCGTGCGCCGCCTCGAACACTTTGATGTCGCGTTTGAAGCTCTCGCCCGGTTTGAGCTCGACACCGTAGAACTTCTCGTAGGCGTCAGGGTGCCAGTTGCGCATCGTGTCGCGCGCGCTCTGGAGGGTCGTGGCGACGTCGCCCTCGCCGTGGCAGATAAAGGCAGTCGGGAAGACGGTCGCGACGATCGCCCAATCGCAATCTTCCTCGTACCATCCGCCTTCTCGGCGCATGTAGTCGGGGACCTGGGCGTTGTGCGCGCGGTCGAGATGGAAGCCGCCGTGGCTCGGGGTGTCGTACCAGGTCACCCCCGGCACGTATTCCTCGGCATTGTCGGCGTGCCCCCAAGGGGTTCTCTTGCAGACCGCGGTTGTTGGGCCGGTGAACCGCAGCGTCCACGATTTCGGCCCGGCCGGATAATAGATGACCGTCCCGTCGGCGTTGAACCGCAGCTCCGCGGCCTTGGGCAGTTCGGCCCACATCTCGACGATCTCGCCATCCGGATGGCGCGGGCCGTCGAAGTAGTAGCCGTTCTTCTGGATCCCCGGGCGCCCGCTCTTGCGCGTCAGCTTGGGCCGACGCCAGCTGCCGACCAGCCGAGGCTGCCAATGGGCGAGCACGGCGATCACGACACCGGGTGTCTCGATCGCGCGCTGCAGGGCGGCTCGTGAGTCGATATTGATCTGGCTCACTGTGCGGCCTCCGGCAGGGTCGCGGCGATCTGCTCGAAAGCCGACACTGGTGCGGTCTTGAGGAAATAGAGCTCGCCGCTCTTGCGCAGCTTGCCGGCTCGCACGAGCCCGCGCATGAACTGCTCGTAGGTTTCGAGGCTACAGCCCTGCCCCATCAGCGCGGCGTAGATCACGCCGCCCGGGGCACCGGTCGGGCCGGCGGCTTTGACCGCCTCGACGATCGCGTCGCAGATCGCGCGGATGGCGCGCGCCTGCTCGGGTGTCATTTGTGGCATTGGTAACATTGCTCCATCGGAAGGATGCGCCGGAGACCGCCGGCGCGCGGTGTTGGGTCAGTTGTATCGGACGGTGAGTCCTTGCTCGTGGCATCGTTCAGCAAACGCCGTCGCTGCGGCAGAGGGCAGATAAACCGCGCCGAGCCTGACGTTGTACTTGGCGCGCAAATTCGCCATCGCCGAGCGACCCGCATCACTCAGCGAGTCGACCGACGCGTAACACTCGCCGCGGCGTAACGCTTCAGGCGAATTGCCGAGTGCTTTGACGTGAATATCGGCCATTGCATTTGCTCCATCGGAAGGAAAGTAACCAACACTAATTGTAGCACAATAACCGGCTGAGTACAGTGTGTTTACTTGGCGGCCTCCTCAATCCATGTTGCACATAACAAGGCACTGCTCATACGGGATGCCGCTCTCCTCGTGCAGCACCGCGGCCGCGTCGCCGGGCCGGTTGGTCGCCGTCGTCGGGTGGTGCTTGATCAGGTGCGTCAGCCCGCCGATCAGATAGCGGGCGTCCTGGTCGTCGTAGCCCTGGGCGCGGGCGGCTTTGTAGTCGCGCTGCCATTTGCACTGCGCCAGGAACTCGCCGCGGATCCGCGATACCTCACGCGGTGAGAAGTACACGCCCGGCTTGCCGGCGATCACCGCGTCGAACCATGCGGCGTCGTCTTCGGGCCACTTCCAGGCGCAATCGAGGACGTGCTTGAGTGCCCCGAGCTCGGCCTCGCCCCTGGTGGCATAGCCGCCGCTCGGATAGACGTGGCCGGTCTGCGGCTCGGCGATGCCCTCGATGATCGTGTGCCCCCAGCCCCAGCGCTGGAAGGCGACCAGCGCCACCACGGCGCCGATGCGGATGATCGTCGGCGAGTCCTCGGTCTGCTTGACGATGTGCTCGAGCTGGCGGCCGGCGTCCTGCTTGGCGGCGGTGACGGTCGGGCCCTCGCCCTCGATGCCGTAATAGGTCAGCTTGATTATCTTGCTCACCTGTGACTCCTCGGAAGGAAGGGTGCGCCGGAAACCGCCGGCGCTCGGTTCATTTCTCGGCTCTGTGCTACCAGCACGAGTACGAGGCGACGCCCTCGGGATTGACCGAATAGCGCTGACAGACCGTCCGGCTCTGTCTGGGCTGCGCCGGGCGCAGCGCGTACTCATATTCGGCGACGGTGCCCGCTGCGTCGAGCACGGCCCCGAGCACGGTCCCAAGCCCCTGCAAGAAGCCGCCGACTGCCTGATTGGTGCCCGCCTGCGCGATCCGCTGGTCGAGGGTCTGCAAGTCGGCAAAGGTCCGGTCTTGCCAATAGCCGGCGCAGGTCTCCATTGCCGGGCTCGGCGGCAGTTGCGGGTTCGGCGCGTCGGCGTGGCAATAGGCGGCGTGCTGCTGGGCGGCGGCATTGATCCGCCGCGTGAGTTCGACCTGGTCGGCCGGACTCAGCTTGCGGCCAACCTCGATCGCGGCGGCGAGATTGCGCACGGCGTTCGCCTTGAGCCGCGGCGAGGCGCAGACGATGCGCTGCGGCGGGGTCAGGTCAGGGTGGGCGCAGAATGCGTCAGCTAGGGCTTGCACGTCTTGCGCCTGGGCGCTGCCCGATAGGCCGATGACCGCACAGGTTGCCAAAAGTGCTTTTCTCACGTCACTTACTCCTTGGGGTATTGCGCCGGAACCGCCGGCGCGCGGATCTCAGTCGTTTCTGGCGTGCGGCCATTCGCACCTGCCAGGGTCGCCGCGCACGCAGGCGCGCTCGCCGTCCTTGCAGCGGGCGCAGTTGTGATACTCGAATTTCGGGTGCATGCCCGGAAGCAACCGGCGCGGATCTCTCGGGTCGACCGTCTTGTTGTATTCGACGATGGCTCTGACCTCGTCGGGCATCCAGACGCGCTCGGTGATCGGCTCGAGCTTGGCGAGCTCGCCGACGCGGTCGTGATCGCGGTGACCGGCGCCGGCCGCCAGCGCCTCGCCCTGCTTTCGGGCCCACTCGGCAGCGGCCTCGCTCTCGGGGATCACCTTGTAGACGCGGCACGGGATCTTGAAGTTGACGCCATTGTGCGCGCGGGCGCTGTCGTGGTGGAAAAACCAGAACCACCCGTCCTGCGTTTCCTCGGTGGGGCGCAGCCGGTCGATCGGGATTCCTTGATCGAGACCACCGGAATGCTCGACGCCGCCATTGCGGCAGAGATGGAACGAGCCGCCGGCACCGATATCGCGCGGCCCCTTGCTTGGCCCTGACGTCGGCTGGATGCGGTCGCCCCAATGGTGCGCAAAGCGGCGTAGCTCACCGTCCGTCATCCAAACAAAATCGCCGACACGCGGACCGGTGATCCGCTCGCGGCGCAACTGGCGCTCGGCGAGGATCTCGCCGTCGCGTTCGTCAAACTCTGGCATTGTCGTCAATCTCCTCAGTGGGCATTGTAAAAGGTCTCGTCGGCGACCGCGGCGTCGAAGCTGTTTTGCATCGTCTCGCCGCAGCCGCACTCCGAGCCGAAGGTGTCCCGGGTGCGCGGGTAGAAAAACGCGCGCTGGCCTCGTCTGATCTGGCCGGTCTTGCAGCCGCTGCACGGGCTGTCGAATTTGGCGGTGATCCAGTAGGGGTCGCCACGTGCCATCAGGAGGTTCTCCTTCTGCGGCCAAGCAGCGCCGTCTCGTGCGGGTTAGGGTCGCGGAGACAAGCCGGGCAGAACTCCTCGTCCCCGCTGGTAGAGAACGTTTGTTCGCACCGCATGCAATCCCGCTCGACGGTTTCGGGTTCCTCGTTCAGCACCCAGCCGGTGCCGACCTTGTAGTAAGCGCCGCGCGCTCGCGTCGGCGGCACCAGCAGCGGATCGTCCTCGGTGAGCTCGCCGTATTTGTACGGGTTGTCGCGGAGCATTTTGACGAACGCCTCGTGCTCGGCGATCAGCCAGGCGTTGAACGCGTCGACCACCGGCTGCGCGATCGGGAACCGCGAGTCGCTCCGGTGCAAGAGACCGATCGAGGCCACGACGTCGCGCTCCCAATCGGCGAGGGGCGAGCTGTGGTTGTAGATCGACTTCTCGTAATCGCTGGCCTCGCGGCGCAGCGTCGCGGTGTAGACCGGGCCGTCGCCGGCGATCTCATAGTCGACGGTGCCCATGTACGAGCAGGTCCAACGGAAGGTGTAGCCGGGCATCAAACAACCTCCTCGTCGCTGTCGATCACCGGCAGTTCCGGCTGCCCGGTCACGCTGTGCACGTTGATCTGAAACTCGCTGCCGTCGTCGCTCGTGATCACGATCTGCCTTGTGTAGTGGGTGTCCCGCGCGTCTCTGCGGCCCCCGTAGCGGAACCCGCGGCTGATCTTGATCTCCTTCGCGCGGAAGAAGGTCAGTTCGGTGTGTGCTGCGCTCATGCTGCTTGTCTCCTGCGTTGCGCATACTTGCGGGGTTTGGGGCGCTTGATCGGTTGCACCAAGCGGCCATTGCGGTAGCTGGCGTCGCGCTCGACCTCGGCCAGCGTGCGGTGGTTGCGGAACGCCCAGCTGTCACCAGCTGGGACGTCGCGGGCGGCGAGCGGGTGGCGGTTCATCACCGCCGCCCTGGTGCTTGGTCGATCTTCTCGGCGATCGAGTCGATCTCTGTCTTGACGTCGAAAAGGCGCCCGATGCGCGCAATGTGCTCGTCGTGCGCTTTGAGGAACGCATCCGGCCCTTGCGGGTAATAGTCCCGCCCGTGCGGCGAGGCATCGCCCAACTTGTCGATCGCGACCAGCAGCGCGTCGCTCGCGTTGAGCAACTGCTTGATCAGTTCCTCGCGGCTGGTGCCGTTTAGGTGGATGGTCGGGATCATCATGCGCCCGGCCCCCGGCGTTGCAGCCGTGTCGCCAGCCGGGCCCGCCACTGATTTGTGGCCTCGTCGATCTCGCGCGCGATGCGCTCGCATTTCGCGCAGGTGCACGGCTGCGGGTCGGTCCACTGCTCGGCGCAGTAGGAGCGATAGAGCGCCTTGGCGACGCCCTCTTGCACGTCTGGGCTCTCGTTCGGGAAGTGGAAACGCGCGAGCGAGTGCGCCTCCTCCTGGGTGACCGCGTACACCGGTCCGATGTCGGACGCGATTTGGTCGGCCTTTACGTCATACTCGTCGTACATACGATTGCTCCTCGGAAGGAATTAGTGAGCAATAACAACAACTTAGAGTGTAGCACAAAGTACCATAAATGCACAGGTTTTTTGTTCATCGGGCTTGTGCTAAGCTGGTGCTGCTTCTCGGAAGGAAGCACGGGCGTCCCCGGCTTCGCCTTTAAGGTCCGGGGATTGAGCGGCCGCGGGTCTCGCCTGCGGCCGTTCTTTTGTGAAAATGCGGCGACTGTAGCAGACAGCGAGGTCCCCCTCGTTGGCCGGGTGCGAGTCCCGGTAGCCGCTCCAGTTCATTGCGCGCGATTGATTGCGGGGAGCTGATGTTCGTCGGCGCGGTCCCCAAGGAGTTTATTGCGCAGATCCTCGATGTCGTGCCGTTTGACCAGTGGGGTGGTGTGCATGTCTGCTGCTCCGGCTCGTTCCGGCCGGAAGTGGCATTGCGGCAGCGCTACCCGGATTTGCCCATTGTCGGCAACGATGTCTCATTGCTGTCCGTCGCGATCGGCGAATTGGCAGTCGGGCGCTTGCTCGAGTTTCGCTTCCGCGAGCGCCTAGCACCGCTCGAGGAGATCCTCGCCGGCTGCGACCAGACGGACCGCGTCGCCGCCGTGCTGATCGCGCAGGAGATGGCCGTCTATCGCGGCCGCAATGCGCACGCGCAGGGGATGTTCGAGCATTACCTGGCGCATTTTGAAGCCTTTCTTGCGCCGGCCCGCGACAAGCTCGTGACGCTCGTCCGCGATCTTGCGTCGACCGATTTCTTTGCCGGCGATTTCCGTGTGCACGCGGCGCGCGCGGCCGCGGCCGGCGCCGGTATCCTGGCGTTCCCGCCGACTTACAAAAACGGCTACGAGCGCATCTACAAATTTCTCGGCGACAATGTCGAGTGGGCGCAGCCGCCCTATGACATCTGGGACCCGGCCGAGCTCGAAGAATGGTTGCGCGGCATCGACGACGCGGGTCAGCGCTATTGCGTGCTCGCCGATCGATTGCTCCCCAGCTTTACGCCGGCGATCCGCTACGACAATGCGAGCGGGCGCAAGACGGTGTGGGGCTATACCGACCAGAGCGGCTCGTCATTGCGTGGCAAGTCGGCCGCGGAAGTGCCGTTTCAGTATCGCGCGGTGCAGCCGGCGCGCCTCGGCCCGAAGACCCAGGTCAGCCTCGTGCAGGTCGAGGCGGGCCACATGACGTTTCTCAAGAACCAATATCTCGCGCGCGGCATCAAGCACGTACCGGGGATGCTTAATTTTCTCGTCATGCTCGGTGACGAGCTCGCCGGCGGCTTCATCTATTCGCGCTCGCGCATGAACCCGGAGACCGAGCTCTACCTGCTCTCGGACTTTTCGATCGTGCGTGAGGGCCGCATCGCCAAACTGGTGGCGTTGCTCGCGACCTCGCGGCTGGCTGTGGACGTGGCGCGCAAGCGCTTTATGTCGCCGCTCGACGAGATCTGGACCACTGTTTTCACCGACAAGCCGGTCAGCATGAAATATCGCGGTGTCTTCGAATTGAAGGCCCGCAAGCCCGGCTTTCTCCAATACATGTCACCGATCAGGAATGAGACCCCGAATGAGCTCTACCGAGAATGGTTCAAGCGCTACGGTAGGAGTGCCCAAGCTCGAAACGCGGGTCAGAAAGGTGCCGATCAGCCGGCTCGAGAGGCTGCCTGAAAACCCGCGCTACATGACGTCGCTGCAGTTCGAGCGGCTGACCCAGAACATCAAGCGCGACGGGGCACTGACCAGCCTGCCGCTGGTCTACGATCTGATTGGCGACGATAGTGGGCCGCTGCTGGTGCTGTCGGGCAACCACCGGGTCGACGCGGCTGAAGCCGCCGGACTGACCGAGATCGACGTGGTCGAGATCATCACCCGGATCGATGATGACCGGCGCCGAGCGATCGCGCTGTCGCACAATGCGATTGTCGGCCAGGACGATCCGAACCGCCTGCGCGCGTTTTACGAAAGCCTGTCGCTGGCGCTCAAAGAATATACCGGTCTGACCGAGGACAGCTTCAAGGTGCCGACCCTCGACATCGCCGCACTCAGCGTGCGGCCGCCGCTGTTTGAGCAGATGGTGGTCGACTTCCTGCCGCAGAGCGCAGAGATCTTTCGCGAGGCGCTGAAGCGCATCAAAGCCGGCACGGTCCCGCCGACTGTGCTGGTCGGACGCTTCGAGGACTTCGACGCGTTCTTCGAGGCGACGATGCGCACCAAGAAACAGACCAATGTCCACAATGCCGCAATGGCGCTGCGCATGATGGCCGAACTGGCGATCGAGCGGCTCGACCAGATCGAGGGCGCGGGTGACCGAGAAGTTTAAGCTCGAGCACGTCAAGGACGCACTGCGCGCGTCCGGCGGCATCGTCATTGGTGCGGCCAATAAGCTCGAGCAGGCCTATGGCTCATGTGCACCCGCGACGGTGCGCAATTACATCAGGCGTCACCCCTCGCTCCAACGCTTTCGCGACGAGATCGTCGAGGACACGCTCGATCTGGCGGAGACCGCGCTGATCAAGGGCATCGCTGCCGACAACATGACAGCGGTCATCTTCTACTTGAAGACCAAAGGCAGAGAGCGCGGCTATGTCGAACGCGTGGGCTATGTCGACAAGGACAACCAGCCTGCCAATCCCGCCGATGCGCAACACCAATATGTCGTAGTGCTTCCAGACAATGGCCGGGAGTATAGTGACGCTGACGACGAGCTCACCGAAGCCGACGCCGACGATACCGGCTAACGCGATCCAGCTGAAGCCGCAGCCCGGGCCGCAGACCACATTCATCACGAGCAAGGCTGACATCGCGATCTATGGCGGCGCTGCCGGCGCCGGCAAGACCTATGGGCTGTTGCTCGAGGCCGCACGGTACTTGCCGCGCACACCGGCGTTTGATGCGGTGCTGTTCCGCCGCACGACCCCACAAATCACCAACCCTGGTGCGGTGTGGGACGAAGGGCTGCGCTTTTTTACGAAGATCGGCGGCGAGCCGCGCACGGGGCACCACGAGTTCCTCTGGGCGGGTGGCGGCAAGCTGCGCATGGCGCACTTGGTCGCCGAGCTCACTGTGCTCGACTGGCACGGTTCACAACTGGCACTGATCCTGTTCGACGAGCTGACGCAGTTCACCGCGTATCAGTTCTGGTACATGCTCAGCCGCAACCGGTCGACCTGCGGGGTCCGGCCCTATGTGCGGGCCACCTGCAATCCCGACCCGGACTGTTTTGTCGCCGAGCTGATTGCCTGGTGGATCGATCAGGAGACCGGTTACCCGATCCCCGAGCGGGCCGGCGTGCTGCGCTATTTCGTTCGCCTTGGCGACAAGATCATTTGGGATGACCGGCCGGGGCCGCTGCGCCAATACCTGCCAAAGCTGGAGGACCTGCCGCCCGGCGTCGATCGGCCGCGCATCAAGTCGCTGACCTTTATTCCGGGCAGGCTGTACGACAACGCCGCGCTGATGCGCAAGGACCCGGATTACCTCGCCAATCTGTTGGCGATGCCGGTCGTCGAGCGCGAGCGCCTATTGGGGGGCAACTGGAAGATCCGGCCGGCTGCAGGCCTCTATTTCAAGCGCGGCTGGTGCGAGATGGTCGACGCCTTCCCGGCGTTGCGCGACACCGTGCGCTATTGGGATCTGGCGGCGACCGAGAAGACCCCGGACAACGACCCGGACTGGACCGTCGGCGTCAAGCTCGGCCGCGACGAGTTTGGCGGGCTCTATGTGCTCGACGTGATCCGCGAACGGGTCGGCCCGTTCGAGGTCGAGCAGCTGTTAAAGAACACGGCGAGCCAGGACGGCAAGACCTGCAAGATCGGCTGGGGCAAGGACCCGGGCCAGGCCGGCAAGGCGCAGACTCTCAATTACGTGCGCATGCTGGCCGGCTATTGGGTCATGCCCGAGGCCGAGACCGGCGACAAGGTAACCCGCTTTGGGCCCGCCTCGGCACAGTGCCGTGCCGGCAACGTCAAGATTCTGCGCGGCCCGTGGAACGAGGACTTCTTCCGCGCGCTCGAGGGCTTCCCGGACCTGATGCACGACGATGATGTCGACGCGTTCGCCGGTGCCGTCGAGCTGATGCACGCGCAAGCGCCGGGCATGAACATCTACGAGCTGTATCGGCAACAGGCGGCAGAAGCGGCGGCGGCAGAAGAAGCCAAGCGCGCTGCTCAACCCAAGCCGACGCCGCAGCCGGGATCGGTGGAGTGGTTTCAGATGATCAACAGCCGCAATACCGAGTGACCTGACATGCCGCGCGGTGGAACCCAAACCTCACTCGTCGGGATGGTCAATACGCTGATGGCGCCGTTCCGCGGCCGTCAGCCCGGCAGAGGCGCGCCGGTCTACAGCTATGCCACCACGCCTAATGGACGGACCCCGGACATCACCCAGTTTGCGCCGGTTTTCCAGCCATCGGGCGGGCTCTTTGCACCGGGTTATCCACTGGTGCCGCCCGATTACGAGCGCACCCGCCGCTACAACTTTCCGGTGGGCATCAACTACATTTATACACCACGCTCGTTTGAGCCGATCGGCTTTGCCGAGCTCAAGGCACTGTCCAATGACGACATCACGCGGCTGTGCATCGAGACCCGCAAGGACCAGATCGAAAAGCTCGGCTGGACGATCAAGCCGCGCGACGAGGACGGCCCAAAGAAGTCCGGCACCGACAAGCGCATCCAGCAGCTGACCGAGTTCTGGCAATACCCCGACGGGATCACGCCATTTGCGACGTGGTTGCGCCAATTGATGGATCAGGTGCTGGTCATCGACGCGCCGGCGATCGAACCACGGCGCAATCGCGGTGGCGACGTCATCGGGCTCGACATCATCGACGGGTCGACGATCAAGGTGCTGATCGACGACACCGGGCGCCGCCCGCGGCCGCCGGCTCCGGCTTTTGAGCAGATCATTCACGGTCGGCCATGGGTATTGCTCGAGGACGGCACCCGCGCCAACACCGAGGAAGGCGAGATCGTTGACCAGTTCACCGATCAGGAGCTGATCTATTTCCCGCGCAATCAGCGCGCCGACCACCTCTACGGCTTCTCGCCGGTCGAGCAGATCGTGCTGACGATCAACACCTCGATCCGCCGCGGCGTGATGCAGCTGCAGCACTTCACGCAGGGCAATGTGCCGCCCGGTCTGGTCAATGCGCCGACGGGCTGGACACCCGAGCAGATCGCACAGTTTCAGGACTGGTTTGACGGCAAGCTCGCCGGCAACACGGGCGAGCGCACCAAGCTCCTATGGGGACCCGAGGGCGCCAAATACCAGTCGATCAAGGAAGCGCCGCTCAAAGACGATTTCGACGAGTGGCGGGCCCGGGTGATTTGCTTCGCCTTTAGCCTGCCGCCGACCGCCTTCACCAAGCAGGTCAACCGCAACACCGCCGAGAGCGCGCAGGAAGCGGCACTCGAGGAGGGCCTGGCGCCGCTGATGGGCTGGGTCAAAAGGCTGGTCGACGGCATCATCCAGCGCCGCATGGGCCACCCGGACCTCGAATTCTCCTGGTCGGACATCGCTCCGGTCGACCCGAAAGACCAAGCCGACATGCTGGTCGAGCTGGTCGGCGCCGGGCTGGAGACCTTGAACGAAGCGCGCGACCTCTTGGGCCTCGACCCCATCGAGGGCGGCGACGAGATCATGTTCAAGACCGGCACCGGTCCGGTCACCCTCGACAGCATCCTCAACCCGCCCGAGCCGCCGCCGGTCGTGGTGCCGGCTGGTGCGGGTGTAGTCGCGCGAAATCGACCGCCAGCCGCCGGCGGAAAATCGCCGCCGTCGAAAAACGGCGCACGGCCGTCGAAGAACGGCACAAAACCGCCGGCAGGCGGCAAAAAGCAGCCGACGACGGCAAAACCGGAGAAGCCCGAGGGCGGCGCCGAGGCCGGCGGGAAGGCGAAACCGGGCAAGGGCGGGGTAGGCAAAGTCGCCGGCGACCCTCTTCGCCAAGCGGCGGGAGAGCCGCCGCAACATAGCCTTGCTGGACCGGACCAAGACCCGCTTGCAGACGAAGCTCGAGCGCTTCTTCGCCGAGCGCGCGCGGGACGTGGCGCGGCAGTTGGCCAAGGAGATGCGGCTCGAGGGCTGGGAGAGGCTGTAGACCTGCCGCCGCCGTGGCGCTTGATCAGCGGCATCGTTAGCAAAGCCGGCGAAGACAGGGGGCATGTTGCCGCCGAGAACGCGCGGCCGGTCGAGTTGCCGCTGGCCGACGACATTACGGAAGCTGACATTCGGCACATTGCCTGGCAGATCGTTCGCGATGCGATGGCGCGCGGCGAGGCGCCGAAGACGCGGACCCGCACGGTGCCGATCGGCGACCTGGTAGCGACCCAGCGTGTCGTCGACGACGAGCGGGTCGAGGACGACGCGGCCGATTACCGCCAGCACGGCCAGGGCGCGGAGAAGCCGCTGGTCGTCGAGCGTCAGGGCAAATGGTACATCCTGGCCGGGCATCACCACGCCGAGGGCGCGCTCGACGAGGGTGCCAGCGAGCTGCGGGTCGAGGAGCTACTGCAAAGCGGAGCCGACGAGTAGGCCGATCGCGGCAACGCCCGCCGCGGCACCAAGGCACAACAGCACAAAGAC